ATCCATGATGCAAGCAGTGTCGCGTCTTCCAGCAGTGTCGCGTCTTCCAGCAGTGAGGTTGCTTCAAGCAGTGTCGCGTCTTCAAGCAGTGTCGCGTCTTCCAGCAGTGTCGCATCTTCCAGCAGCGAGGTTGCTTCCAGCTCTAGTGTTGTGCCTTCCAGCAGCACAGTTGTTTCCAGCTCTAGTGTTGTGCCTTCCAGCAGCACGGTTGTTTCCAGCTCTAGTGTTGTGCCTTCCAGCAGCACAGTTGTTTCCAGCTCTAGTGTTGTGCCTTCTTCAACTCCAACTACTACTTGTGACACAAACTGGAAATGCGAGCTTCTTCTAAGACTAAGACTTATTATCAATGACATAGATCCTTTACTAGGATCTGCCAGCCCTGCTTTTTACGGAGCACCTACTTCTACTAATTCTGCTACTCCAGTGTACTCCGACACCAGACTTCTGCAAGTGCTGGCCCTTGCTGCGACATACGTTGTAAGAGAAGCTAATTTAACTACAAGTTACGATATTAGCGTCAGCAATATAACAATATCGCCAGACCCTTGTGTAGATCCAAAAGACGAAGTTTTCGCTGGCATGGTAGTATTGAAAGCTGCTTGCATCATGGATCAGAGCACATTCAGAACCAAAGCAGCTATGGATGGAATTAGAACATCTCTCGGAAGCGCTAGCCTATCCATTTCTTCTAACCTGTCAGGCTTCAAGACCTTGCTTGATCAAGGACCTTGTGCAATGTACGAACAACTTGTTAGAGACTGGAATATTGGCAATGCAACAGCGGTTGCAGCTATACTTAGTCCGTTTGTTGGTAATGAATTTGACCCAAGAATGTTTAATAGGTCTCCATACGGGGACCACCGAGATATATACGGGTAAAAATAATGAGTGTAAACTTCCCCGACCTGCAAAAAATCTATAACCAGCAAATGGACCTGCTTTTGGCAGAGACAGGACTTACCACAAAATGTCTTTTAAACTATGGCATTACAAAGAAAAACATCTGTCCAAATTGCATTTATGATAGCAATCTTAAAAAGTCTTCTGGTAAATATAAAATTGGTGGTCCAAGACCTTTTGTCAGCGGTAGAATTTGTCCTTATTGTAACGGTTTGGGTTTTTATGGAGAGCAACAATCGGAAGAAGTGTATCTTGCCGTGATAGCTAATCACAAAGATTGGGTCATAAAGCCCATTAATGTTGAAAAAACCGAGAACATGATACAGACTATTTGTAGCAAAGACCTGTTTAGCAGATTCAAGAGATGCAAGGATATGACTGTAGTTTATTCTGAGGTTAATGCTAATCCTGTTTTTAAGCTCGCTGAAGATCCTACTCCTGCTGGGCTTGGAGACAACAACTATATTATCACAAACTGGGAGAAGACAGGTACTTCTACGTCGCCAACTAGTATGGTATATTGATGAAAATTTCTTTTAAGATACTAGAGAAACAGGAAGAAATACAAAGAGGTATACTCAAGGGTTTTTTGCCTGAAATATCTAAAGATTTTAATGCTGGAGTATCTAGAATCAAAGCTCAACTGCCTGAATTAGTCTCTTCTATTGTTAAAAACTCAGAAGAATATTACAGTCTAATAGGGGGAGCTCTTAAGTATGAGCTTGGAATACCTGATTCAGATTCTAAAATTGCTAGTATGATCAATATTTGGACATCAAATATAAAGTATGAATATCAAAAACCAAAAATACAAAGTTTTACAATCAAAGCAAATTTTTCTGCAGCTTTATTTAAGGCGGATTTCTCTGATATTTTAGGAACAGAATACGCAAAGGTGTATGATAGACTCAGGGGATATGAGCTTCCCTGGTTAGAATGGCTTGTTTTGAATGGCAACGCTCCGTTAATATCCAATTACGAAGTAGAATACGGGGCTTCGCCAAGATCTAGAACTGGTGGTGCATTAATGGTTACGGGAAAATCTTGGAGTGTACCAACACAGTTTGCTGGTACGGTATCTGATAACTGGATAACTAGATCTATACAAGATCACTCTTCAGATATAGAAAAATTAGTTGAAAGGTCATTTAGATAATGTCGTGCAACACCCAAAAAGAAATCTGTCAACCAACAACTGTTTTTCAGGGCTTGTGTTCTATTTCAGACGATTTGCTTTTGAATATAGTTGAGGCTAATTTTAAAACATTTTTTGATTGGGCTTTCTTGGATCTGGGGGCCTGGTTTGATGCTGAAATCAACGAATACACCATTAATAGCAGTACAGTTCAGCAATCACAGTTGATACCAGTAGTAGACGAAGCCTATACTGATGGTCAAGTTTGGCAAGGAATTCGGAAAGACTGGGTTTATGAAACAGGTTGTCATCAGAGTCTTTCTCCTATAGATATTACTCATTTAACCGTTAACGGTGTTGTGCATAACTATCCTGGTGGAGATTTTACTATTAATTATCCAGAAGGTAGAGTTATTTTTGACTCACCATTGGATATTAACGCCAGTGTTTTAATGGAATATAGTTACAGAAATGTACAAGTTTACAGAGCTAGCGATGCTTCTTGGTTTAACGAAATTCAATACGGAAGCTTTAATAATTCTAACCCAGATATACAGAGAATGGAGGATGGAAACTGGAGCATAGGCAGCAACCAGAGAATACAGCTTCCCGCTATCATTATTGAGCCTTTTTCCAGATCTAATTCAATTCCATACCAAATCGGATCTAGAGAACTGGTGATTAGTCAGGATGTTGGTTTCTATATTTTAGCTGAAACAAAAAACGAAAGAAATAAGCTTTTAGACATAATAAGACTACAACAAGGTATGATAATCCAGCTATACAACACCAATGATGTTGCTCAAAATGAAGCATTTCCTTTGGGTCCTACTTTAGACAAAAATCTGTCTGGACTAATGTATCCTCAGTTGGTTCAAAAATATCCATATAAAAGGTGTTATTTAAAATCTATCAATCTATATGAAATAGAATCCGTAAACCCTAATTTTCATCAGGGTCTTGCTAGAGCTACTATGGAAATAATAGCATAATTTTTTTTGTTTAGTGTATCTCTATTGTAAGGCATTTCAACAACACACAACACAAAACGCAATCATTAATCTGGAGTTCAAACATGGCAAATAAAAGAATATACTACGCTATTCAACAAGTTGTACTAGGTGACCTAAGTGGTGCAGCAGACGTTATTCACGGCCTACAAACAGTTGGTATCTCTACTAATTTCAATCTTGAGCAGGTATTTGAAATGGGCCAGCTTGAGATTTATCAGAATCTTGAAGACGTACCAGACGTAGAAGTTACGCTGAATAAAGTGCTTGATGGATATCCTCTTATTTATGTTTTGGCTACAGAGACAGGAGCCCAAGGTATTACCGACTCAATTGCTACCGGTGCAGCCCTAACAGAAAGACAAAATGCAAGATGTGATGTTAACTTGTCCATCTATCCAGACTCTCAAACTGCTGCTGATGGTAGCACTATTGTTGGCACTGGTGGAGGTGGTGTTGTTGAGTGCCCAGGTATGTATGTATCTAGTGTAAGCTATACTTTTCCTGTAGATGGTAACTTTACTGAAGATGTTACCCTCGTAGGAAACGATAAGACTTGGAATAACGCTAGTTTGGCTCTAGGTCAATTTGACGAAGCGAATGGAGATGTGCCACAGGCTGACTCTGTAAATCGTAGACAGCATCTAGACATGGCTGCTTCGTTCTTTCCGTCTCAGATTCCTGGTGTTAGTGTCCTTGGTAAAGTTACAGATAATTCAGATGCAGGTGAAGGTTTCTCTACTCACTTTCAGAACATTACTGTGAGCTGTGATTTCGGCCGTGAACAAATCAATGAGCTTGGAAGATTTGCTCCTTATACTCGTTACGTTACTTTCCCTGTGGAAGTTACTGCTGAGTTTGAAGTGCTTGCCACCGAAGGTGACGGCATCAATGCCAGCGAAGAAGGCTTCTATGTATGGGTTGACAAAGCAGCTGGGACATATGCTCCAGCAGGAAACAGCACATTGGCCTGCCAAGAAAGATTTAATCTTCTAGACCAGAGAATTGAGCTTCATACTTGCGAAGGTACACACATTAATCTTGGTACAAAAAACAAACTATCTTCTGTTAATTATACTGGTGGTGACACTGGTGGCGGAAATGTAACAATTAGCTATAGCTATACTACGTTTAATGATTTTAGTGTATATCACGATGCTAGTCCAGCTGGTATTACAGCCTTTTAATTAGACGTATAAGTAAAGGTTATAGGATTTTTAAGAAGGGACAATGGAACAAATAAATCAGCTTTTGTTATCCAGGATATTATCTGGATATCATGTATTCTCTTTTAGGAACATAAAACTGAGACTACAATACCCGGACAGTATTCTAAAATACCAAGCAGAAATTTTTGCTGCTGACGAAATGAAGAAAAACAGGTTTTCTGAATGGCTTAAGTCAGAAGATGTTCTTTCTTTATTGATTAATCAGGGCATCTGGGGACATCAGGAAGAAGAGTTTTTAAAGAACTGCGAAAAAACTACGGAAAATCTCAAAATAGACATATATAAGAATTTCAGAAATCCAAAGTCTCTCAAGTTATACAAAAAAAAATTGAAGGCTCACAATAGAACGCACTCGTTTCTGCTCAATAAAAGGCATTCGTTTGACCATATTACACTAGAGGGTTACTGCGAACAAATAAAAAGTAATTATCTTCTAGAGAGAAGTGTATACGACGAATATGGTAATTTATTTTTGATGCAAAATTCACAGCTTGTGGATGATGTTTCTAGTGTTGTATCAGGCACTAATATATCTATGTCTAAGTTTAGAGAACTAGCAAGATCACCACAATGGGCATACTATTGGTATTCACAAAAATCTGATAACCTGTTCGGCGCACCTATCAAAGAATGGACTGATGAACAAAGACTTTTGGTGTCTATGAGTAGAATGTATGACAATGCTAGAGAACATCCAGAATCTCCTGATGATGATGTGTTTGAAGATGATGATGCTTTTGATGGTTGGTCTATTTCTGAAAGAAGAAAGCAAGAGAAAGAAAAGTCTAAGAATAGGGCAGAAAAGATGTTGCCTGGAAAGCTCAAAGACGCCCAAGAAATTTATGTGATGGCCAATAATCCTAGTGAAGCTAAAGACATTAATAATCTAAATGATGGTAATATGTCTATGATTGTACAGGAGAGAAAGAAGTTTGTACAAAAATATGGTAAAGTTAAAGAAAGTAATTTGCCTGATGTACAGAGAGATCTTATAATAAATAGTAACAAACAAGGCTCTGCAAAGAGAGGAAACGGATAATGGATCAAGGAATTAATAACATACTGAATAAAAGAATACAAACTACTATGATTGGTGCTTTGAGTGAATTTGAAAAAGCCTTTGGTTATTTATGGGGCTATCAAAAACCAGAAGAAGAAGAATTAACAGAGAAAGAAGAAAAGTTCTTGGACCTATGGGAAGAAGCGAGAAATAGAATATTGAATAACGGCAACAACCAGCTTCGTAAAGCAGTGTCCGAAATCAATAAGGCACAAGGGAAATTTAATTACAATTACAAATTTAATGTTAGAGAGGACAGAAGATCATGAAAAGAAAAGATTTTACCGTTAAGCTAGAAGACGATAAGGAAGTAAGTGTTTTTGTTGTAGAGCCAAGCGCACAAGATAAGAAAGAAGCACAGAAGGTTTATAACACTGCTTTTACAGAAGCATTAAAATCTGGCGCTGTTGTAAGAGCTAGGCTAGACGATATTCTTATTGAACAAGGATTATGGGACGACAAGAAGCAAGCCAAGTTTGATACTATCCAAAAACAACTGTCAGAACATGAAGCATCTCTAGAAAAGGGCGGTATCTCTCTATCAAGAGCTCGTGATATAGCTCTAGAGATGAGAAAGCTAAGAGCTGAGTTTAGAGAAGTCATTTCTGACAAAACCTCGCTTGATACCCACTCTGCAGAAGGACAGGCGGATTCAGAACGATTCAACTATCTAGTCTATGCTTGTACATACCGAGCTGAAAACAAAAACAGGTATTTTAACAACTACAACGAATACATGGAAAAGGGAGATGATCCTGTTTCCGTTAAAGCAGCTACACAGTTGGCTAATATGCTTTATGGTCTAGAAGAAGACTACGAAACGAAACTACCTGAAAATAAGTTTCTGAAGGAGTATAAATTTGTAGATGAGAAGCTCAGATTTATTAACAAAGAAGGCAAACTAGTAGACGTTGAAGGTAGACTTGTTAATGAAGATGGAAGATATATTGATGAGGAAGGAAATTTTATTGACAAGTACGGACATAAACTCGACAACGAAGGAAATATTGAATTTGAATTTGTTCCATTTACAGACGACGAAGGAAATCCTGTTGTACCGGAAACTACAGAAACCCAGGAAAAAACCACAAAAAGAGCCAAGAAGAAATCTACAGAAGACACAGATAGTTAGTGTATATAATAGCATAGTATAATATTTTGGAACGTTAGAGATCCAGCTCAGGGAATAAGACTTTATGGCTAAATCCTACAACTTAACTATGCAAGTCAATTTGCAGGGGCCAACCAATCTCAAAAGCGTTAGTTCCAAGATAAAGAAAGAGCTCTCTTCTGCAGGAGGTTCTCTTGATATAAAGATAGACAAGAGATCACTTTCTTCAGTTGATGCTGCTACTAAAAAGGTAAGAGCTCTAACGTCTGTTCTTAAAGAGGCTCAGAGGGTACAACAAGGACTGAACAGGTCCATGTCTACACTAAGCAAATCTATTGGAGCTGTTTCAGCACAAGCATCTGCGGCAGGTAAAGGTCTTAAGTCTGTAAATGTTGGATTAACACAGACTCATAAAAAATCACAAGCTGCGACTAAATCTGTTTCTTCTCTTGGTAGTGCTCTGGCGGCATCAGCCAAGAAAGCAGCTGGTTACGCTATAGTTAATAGAACCTTAACTGTTCTAACAAGTTCCATAGAAGATGCCTCAAGGGCGTTCGTGTCTTTTGAAAGAAACCTTAATAAGGTTGAACAGGTAACTAGAGCAGGCGGTTTCGCTCTGTCTCTATTAAATAAAGAAATCAGATCTGCTTCCGTATCCTTCGGCGCGTCTGCTCAAGAACTTTCTGAAGTAGCGGTAACTTTTGCTCAGGCTGGTTTAAGTGCTGACGATGTAAGAAAAAGCTTAAAAGCAGTTGCCCAGGCTAGTTTAGCTCCTACATTTACCAATATGAGAGACGCCGCAGAGGGAGCGATTGCTGTATTTAGACAATTCGGCATACAGTCTGAACAACTAGGCCAAGTATTTGATACCATCAACAACGTAGCCGGTAGTTTTGCCGTTGAATTTGATGACATTGTTTCTGCAGTTCAAAGAGGTGGTGGTGCTTTTGCTGTTGCTGCTAAAGGTATAGATACAGGCACAGAATCTTTAAATAAGTTTGTGGCTCTATTTACTGCGGTCAGAGCCACAACGAGAGAAAGTTCTGAAACTATTGCTACTGGTATTAGAACCATTACGTCTAGACTGCAGAAACTTTCTACACAACAAAGCATTAAAGAGATTTTAGGAGAAGATTTATCTCTTACCGTTAATGGTGAGTTTATTGGTGTTTATCAGTCTATAGAAAAAATTAGCCAGAGAATCAAAGAACTAGGAATAACTACCCAAGATGTTAGATTCGCCAAACTGGTCGAAGAAATTGGTGGTATTAGACAGATTAGTCGCGTCATCCCTTTATTGGAAAACTTTGGTGACGCTCAAGATGCTTATAGCATTGCAGCCGCAAAGAGCGCTTCTACCGCTAGAGACGCAGCTCTGGCTCAAAAAACCCTAGCTGTGCAGCTAGCTAATACATATAATGCTTGGCTTGATTTTACTGGAGCTTTGGCAGACAGCGGTATTAAACAAGTTATTTCCTTGATGTTAAGCTTAACTAAAACTCTTTTTCAGGTTGGTAAAGCTTTTGCTCCTGCTATTGCCATATTCGGAATAAGCAAAGCCGCTGGTGCTCTTGGAAGAGGAATTTCTGGTCTTGGAAAATCTAAAGGGGGAAGCCGAGGTTTATTTGGATCCTTATTAGGAGGAGGAAACAAAGAAGCAACACAAGCAACTCAAAATAATACTACAGCCATCGTTAAGCTGACCCAAGCCGTAACGAACGCGTCTAAAAATAATTCTGTTCAGGGTTTTGCTCGCGGTGGAGTGGTTCCAGGAACAGGAAATCGCGACACTGTTCCAGCGATGCTTACTCCTGGTGAATTTGTTATTCGTAAAGATGCAGTGAAGGCTATAGGCACAGAGAAGCTGCACAAGATGAATAAGTATGCCTCAGGCGGTTTGGTGTCAGATATAGCATCAACATCAGGTGTAAGTCAGCGATTTAAAAGATCTGTGGCTACTACCAAAGAAGAACCTTTTAGAACAGGAGCGGCTGTTAATAGCGATGACCGTCTTGAAGCAGATATTAGATATCACGACTATAACCTAAGTAGCATCAGAGCAGGTCTAAAAGGCTCAAAATCAAAGAAATACGAAGATTATAATTATGATAATAAGTACCAAGGAACCGAAGGTCTTTTGAAGGCTTTGGAGTCAGACGACAATAACGCCAAAGGACACGCTTTTGAAAAATATCTAGAAAAAAAACTAGGGCAAACATCAACGAAACAAAAAGCTCCAGTAGATTTTACAAGCGGTCCCGGTCATTATAGGGAAGCTAAAAACGTTCAAGAAAAATTGCCAGAGAACATATTTTTAGATAAATTGTATAGAGCAAGGGTAGACGATGGATCATATTCAAATCTAAAACAAACGCCGACATCAGAAGGTGGTCAGAACATAAACATGGGAACAATACATGTTGATTATCTGAAGAGAGCTCTTGGCGGTCCTATCCTAGCAACCGATACCGTCGGCGCTGCTATCATGGAGGACATAGAATCATACAAGCCGATAGTATCAGCTGCGGATATAGCTGCAGCTACATCTAAAGGTAGAACAAATGAAGAAGAAATAAAACAGCAACTTCTTGATATCCTTGGCAACAGAACATACAACATTCAAAAAGTAGGACTTGGAGCACAAGTAAACAAATTAATTTCTGGAAAGATAGGTTCCGGCTCAAAAGATATGGTAAATAGTATTTTGAGTGGTCTAGGGATGCCTACAGTTGAAGGTGACGAGAATCAAGAAAATCTACTATCCACAATGAACGCGGGTATGAGGGGAGCTGTATTTGAGACTGTTATCCAGGCTATGAAACAGAATGGTATTTATGAAAAAGCTCAAACCACATCAGAAAATAATGACTTTTTTGATTTTACATCAGGAATAGGTAAAGCTGCTAGCTTTTTCCCTGGTTTAGAAAACATAGACTTTATTGATGCCAAAATCAGTCTTGATGCAGCCAAAAACAATAAAATAGCAAGAAAAATAGGAAATGAAGTTCTTAGATCTTCACAAGGTCTTTCTGAAGAACAGATAGCGGATTTAGCCCCAGAATCAGGAAGCATACTAGAGAAGCTGCTCAGTGATATTAGGGGTAATATTCAGAACGCAGCAAGAATTAATAGAGGTTTAAAAATTCCTATTCCTGGCACAGCTATGGCTAACGTAGGGGTGCATAAGGCAGATTCTGATGCTATTCTCAAAGCCTACTCTGATAATGGTTTGAATGAGGAGCAAGGAAACGAATTGCTTGGTAAAATTTTTAAAATCACAAACAGTAAGAATTTTGGTGGGCCAGCAATCACAGTAAAAGATACACTATTTGCTAATGGCGGTTTTGTTCAAAAATTTATGGCTGGTGGATACAGTAAACCAGCAAGTGATAAGCAGCTAGCTTTCCTGAAAAGCCTTGTAGACAAGCATGGTGTTCCAGAAGGATTTGAATACCCACCCAAGACATCTGCCCAAGCAAGTGCTCTTATAGACAGAATCAAGAATCCTCCAAAACAGGGTCTTGATCTCAATAGTCTCTTTAACGAATACCAGCAAATCTTTGGTGTTGCTCATCCTCAATCAAAGGAAGAACTTGAACAGGAAGAAATTAACGATTGGGCACAAAACATAGATAGAACCATAGATAAGTATAATAAGTTTGCGAATGTAATCAAAGAATACTATGGTAAAATAGTTCAACAAGATAGCTGGAATGGGAGTTTTTATGCTTTGGGTGGTCCTGCTCCTTCTATGATGAAAAGAGCAGAATTGGATAAGTTTGTACAAGGAGGTGGTTTTGATAGAAAACTTTTGGAAGAGTTTGCAACGAGAGGAGATTTGGCTTTTGGTAGTACTTTTAATGCTCCAAGGGGCCGAGGAGCAAATAGTTCAGCACTAAGAACTCGCAAGACCTATATGCGTGGGTACGCAGACGGAGGCTCAATAGCAGACACGGTTCCTGCACTATTAACTCCTGGTGAGTTTGTTATCAACAAGAAGGCTGCAGCTAAAATCGGATCCGCCAAACTTAACAAAATGAATCGTGCCGATAAGATTCAGGGTTTTAACAAGGGCGGGCCAGTAGGTTTTGTTCAGAGATTTGCTGAAGGTGGCGAGGCGGGTTCCTTAAACAGCCAGATCGCTGTTAGCACAGCAGAAGTTAAGAGTCTTGCCGCCGCACAGGAAGCAGCAGAAAAAGAGTATCTAGGATTAGCTGCTAGACTCAAGAAGATGGATGATAGTCTTGTAGCAGGAATAGAAGGAAACAAGGCCTATAAAAAAGCTATAGACATAAAAGTCCAACTTGAAAAGAAACTTCTTGCCGCAGAAGAGTCAGCACTAACGGTCATGGAAGAGTACCAGAAAGCAGAACAAAAACGAACTCAACTTATTAAGAAAGCCCAAATAGCCAAAGAAGAGAAAAATAAACAAAGACAATCATCGGGAACACAAGGTACGGTTACAGAAGGACTTGCTAGGCTAGACAAGATTGTTTCTAGTCGAATGGACGCTGTGACAGCTTCTTTTGCTGTGGCTGCCGAAAATGCCGGATTATCTCTCGAAGAGTTTGCTAGTGATCTTAAAGAAGCAAGCAAAGAACAATTTGTGGCATCAAAGAAAAAAATAGCCGAGTCAAGACAGTCCCTAAAGACAAATATAATTCAGTCTAGGGCAACAGGCATCGAGGATCCTGCAGCATTTCAAAAGCAAATATCCGGTCAACTTAAAGGACTTATTGGCGACGACATAGGAGATAAAGAACTATCAGAGGCAGTAGACGCTATTACCGCCAAAATACAAGAAGGTACAAGTTCTTTTGATGAAATTGTTAAACAGGTTCCTGCTCTTGCCGAGGCTATGGATTCGACCGGAGATGCTGCTAAAGCTAACGCTAGCGTTCAACAAAAAATTGTGCAAGAATACGGGGGATTGATCAAACAGGTTCAGCTTAGTGCTCAAGAGCTTGCAGAGGTAGAATGGAGAAGTGGGGGAGGAGAGGAAAGCCTTGGACTTGTTGGTAAGCTTCTTGATGGCTTAAAGAGCACAGGATTTAGCAAAACAGGAGCTTTTGAATTTAGCCAGGGCAAGTTAGGTCAGACCATTAAGTCTGTACAAGATAAGGGTCTTGGGAAAGCTATATTTGACAAGCTTGGAGGAGCCGCTTCTAAGTTATCTCCAAAACTTGGTAGAGTTATTGGTAGTCTTGGTAAATTTGGCAAAGTTCTAGGTGGATTACCAGGAATTGCTGCTGGGGCAGCATCATTCTTTGCTGATCAATTTTTGCCAGGCTTACTTCAACAAATAGGTATGGCTAATACAGCAACAGGAGCAGGAATACAAGGTGCTGTTAGCAGTGGCGCTCAAATGGCAAGCATGGGTGCTGCTCTTGGGACTGTTTTATTACCAGGTATAGGTACAGCCATAGGGGCTTTAGCTGGAGGTATCTACGGAGCAATAACAGGAGGATTTAAAGCTTTCAGAACTAAATCTCTTGAGTTATCCTTAAACAAGCTGACTGAATCTACAAATAGACTTGATAGCGCTATGGAAGATTTTAGTGAAATACAAAGCACAGAGAATTTGGCTAGAGTACAACAAGAAGCACAAGGCAATAAAGAATCTTTAACTTCTTTAGAAGACCAGGCCAGAATAGGCGATTCGCAGGCTGGGTTGCTTAATTGGTTTGGCACAGACGAAATAAACGATTCCGCCTTGCAAGCATACATTAGTGGTATAGATAGTCTTAACGAAAAATTTGCTAAAATAACTCAGATCAAAAGTTCAGGGCAAAGTCTTGATGAAATAAACAACAATATTAAACAGCTTGAGCAAGGTAACTTAAGTGCAAGTTCTGTTCTTAAAACTTCTGGTCAGAGCGTACAAGAATACGCAAGAAGTTTAGCCGAAATAGAGCTTAGCAACAAATTTGGCGGTGATACCCAAGCGTTTCGAACAGAACTCAACAAACAGTTAGCTTCAGGACAATTAGACGAAAGAGGCATGGAGCTTGCAAAGATCGAGCTTCTACAGCTGGAAAGACAAAACCAGCAGCTTAAACTTATGCAGCAAGTAAATCTAGAAGTAGAGTCATTGGTTAGTCAACTACAAAAAGCAAGAGCTAGTGTTACAAGGTTTGCTGTTGAATTAGAAGCTCAGGAGCAAGCTACACAAAATCAGGTTTCAAATGTTTCTGGAGCAGGAGGAGTTAACCAATTCAGAAACGAAGCACTTGAGGTTTTGGAAAATCCTAGAGGTTATACTGATCGAGAGTTCGATGTTGCTGCTAGAAGAACATCTCAAGTTATAGGAGGGGACGCAGGAAAACAAGTTGAAGAAGGCTTGAAGGGACAAAGAGTATTAGAACAAGAACTCCCGAAAATACTTCGTAATGTCACAGACATGGACAAAGCTAGTGAAGCAATAGAGAATCTTGATCTTGGTATCTCTGATAGCCTTGGTAACGAAATCAAGAAAAAGCTTATAGATCAATTAGAACTAAAAGTTGGAGAAGACGGAGTAGGAGGAGCGGCTTTTGCAGATCTAGCGGATGATGTGCCAGGACTTACTGCATCAATGGAGATATTTAAAGAAAACAATGAACTTGCCAAAGAGGCGGTTAAAGCATTCGGTGATGCCGTAAACGCTTCCGCAGAGAGAGCAACCAAATGGGCTGACGCTGTAGATGCAGCTAGAGAAAGAGAGCTAGCGGGAGTCAAGAAAAGAATAGAAGGAGAAAACGCTATAGCAGATGCCCTTGGACAAAGAATTTCTCTTGAAGAGAAAGCAGGAACTTTCTTTGCAGAATTTAACAGTCTTAGTGGTCAAAATGCCACAAACATGGGCCAAGTCGATATTCAGTCCATTGTTGATCAACGAAACATAAACGCAGGCAGAATAGACGCTGCTGAAAGAGCCAGAAATGCAGCGGCTACTTCCGGAGACATAGAAGGCGTAACAGCATTAAATAAACAACTTGCAAGTCTAAAGAAAGAAGACCAAAATCTTGTTAAGTCTCTTGAGCTAGTAGCAAATAGCAACGACCTTCTGCAAGCTGCACTAAACAAATATCAGGAAAGGATACAACAAGAAGACAAGAAGATAGATTTTGCTGAAAGGCTCGCAACTGCTGATACTGGAGAACTAGCCAGAATCAATTCGGAAATGACAGCCTTGAATGTTGCTCTGGGTTCTGACGACAAGACACAGAAAAGATTTTTCAGTAATGTTGATAATAGAAGAGATGCTCTAGCCGGTCTGAAGAATTTGGACTTCTTGGGATTAGACGGAGCTGAAACAGGACAGATAAGGGCTCAGACACAGCTTAGTGTCCTAGAAAACACTCCTGGAATGAAAAAATTCTTGGATATGCAGACTAAGGACATCTATGGTAAAGACACTACGCTAAGAGAAATTCTGGAAAGAAGAGCTAAGACTGGTGAGACACCAGAGACTGAAGCAGCTAGAGCAGCAATAGAACTACAACAAAAGGCTAATGAAAGTTTAGCAGATATAGATAACCAAGTAGCTGATATTCTAGCCAGTGATATAAGCGACCCAATTGTAAAAGCAATTCAGGACATGAGAGATAGAATAGCAGGAGCTATTGTAACTAGCGATAGATCAGGGACAGGTGCTCCACCTGGTTCATCTACTGCCAGTACGACCTCTCCTACCTCTCCTACCTCTCCTACATCTCCTCGTTCTGATGGTTCTACTGGTGGTGGTCCTGGGCTTAGAACCCTAGCTTTTGGTGCTTATGCAGCAGATCAGTTTGCTGGTGGTAGAGGTTCAGCCGCATTAAGACAAGCTGCTGGTGCTGCTTCGAGAGGTTATGGTAGAGCCAGAGCGGGTGGTGCTGGTATACGAGCAAGTCTGGGAAGAGGATTACGGGGTGGAGCGCAAAGCCTAACCAGAGGAGGAGCAGGCAGAGCGGCAAACGCAGTAGGTAGAAGGTTGCGTAATCTTAGAAGTAGAATACCTACGGCAAATCAAGCGGGACTTAGAGTCGGACAATTTGCTGATGACGCTATTGCTAGAATTCCAGGGGCAGGAAGGCGAGCAGGAGAGATGGTTGGCAGAGCGAGAAGAGGCCTAACAAATCTAAGAGGAAGAATTCCTACGGCAAGACAGGCAGGCGCAGGAGTCAGGCAAGGAGCGAAACTAGCTAGAGACACAGCAGTTAATACGGTTAGAGCCATCAGAAATAGTAGAACAGGAGTGAACGCAGCATCAACACTGGCTAGAGGAGCAGGCGCAGCAAGAAATATTGCTAATGCTGGTAGACTTGCTGGAGGCGCATTAAATGTAGCAAGAGCTACTCCAGGTATGTTGGCGGCTAATACTGCATTAAGCGGTGTTACAAATGCTATAGAGTTCGCATACGATCCAGCCGCCTATAATGAAAAGATGTTAGATAGAGTTCAGGCTGGAATGGATGAGATGTATGCCAAGGGAGAATATCAGTTTACTAGCTTAGGAGGAGCTCTGGATGGGTTAAGCGATCCGATAGGTAAGATAGTAGAAGGAGGCTACGCTCTTAAGGCCTTAGCGGATGATTATGCTAATCTTGCTCAGGCTGAAGCTCGATCAGAAGCTATGTCTCAAGATCTTTCTATAGCTAGGGGGCAAGATGTTGCTTCTGAACTTGGTTTTAGCGGAGACGCAGCAATAAGTGGCTTAGATACAGGTATTCAAGAAAAGATTCAAGAAATAGCTAGACAAGAATCTAAGCTAAAAGAAATAGAAGCTCTCATAGCTTCTGGAGCAGGAAACGAAAAGGCAGCCGGTTCTATTTTAACAAATTCTCAAATGGCCGAGAATATTAAGAGAACCATTTCGCAATCAGAATCTGGCCTAAATGCCCTCATAGACGAAGCGGCCACAACACAAGGATGGTTGTGGGATAGTCTTGATGAAAGAATGAGACAAGCAATCAAGGCTCAGGTTGGAAGCGCTATGCAACAGCAAAGACAACTGATGCAGCAGAGAGATCAAGACGGAACTAACGCAGCAACAGGTAAAGAGATTATGGCTACTATTGATCCGGCAAACAATAACGCTAGAAGCGAAGCGGAAATAGCAGCAGCGATGGAACAAGACAGACAACAGAGAGAAGAAAGAAGACAAAGAAGACAAAGAGAAACTGAGGAATCTGGCACAGAAGAAACTAGAGTTGGTCGTAGAGGCCGTAGGGGTAGAATGCAAGCAGAAACAGAGATAGGAATGCCAGATATTCTAGGTTTAGGTTCTTCTGAACTACTAACAGGAATTAAACAACTTAATGGCTCTTTAGAGGTAGTGTCTAAATTATTGAGCAATAAGTTTGGTCAAGAACTCATAGAGTCTATTAATGCTGCGTCTTTTGTTCTTTCTCTCGGAGAAGAGGTAAAATCAACCTTAACAGGCTTCAATGCTCAGTTTGGAAGATACGTGCAACAATTGTCTGAGCTCAGTATTCCAGATAAGATAACTATTACTGCTAATCATACAGTGGATGTGAATCTAAACGGAGCTGAGGTTTTACAGACGATGACCCCAATCTTTACCGACATGATAATTGAACAAGTTAAACTTCAGCTAAGTAAGGAAACCGAGGGAGGCCTTGGAACAGGAAGATGAGGAATAGGTGATGTATAACCCAACAATATCTTTTATGTACGACGGACTGGTCATAGAACCTGCTCCACAGATTAACATAACAAAAACCCCTATTTATGTGGGTGCCGATGAGAATATGATTGGGTATACATATCAGGTTAATCTTAATGGACATGCTAGTTCAAATCTTCTGAGTGATCCACAAGTGCCAAGGATGTCAAATTCTGTTTACAGAATGGATCAGATCAAGAATATATTGCATAGAAATGGTAAACAACTTAGTTTGTGGGATAATTGTAACAACAAACAATTTATTTTAGGGTTAGGTGGTAAACTTACCTCTTTTGATACACAGTCAGGAGATTGGTATAATTATATTCAGTATACTGCCACTCTGGAGTTTAACGAGCTTTTTATCTATGGTGAATCAGTAAGCACATCAATTGGATTAGACACTGTTTCTGTACAAGATCCAGTTTTATACAATAGGATGCTTAAAATCAAAACATATGACGACAATTGGAATTTTACGATACCAGAAGAAGAGGCATATAGATACTATAGCAGGCTCGCGAATGTTGATTCTGTTGGCAATGGATCTATAGCCTATTCAGCTGAAGACTATACTCAAATTAATGTTTCTTATACCATTAATGCGACAGGTAAACATTATTATGGAATAGACAATACTACCAAAGCAGCATGGGAAGCGGCTAAAGATTTTGTTCAGTATAAACTCTACCATCAAATAGCTATGTTCAGAAATGGTTATCCTTTATCGGAAACAAATTTTGCTAATACTTCTTATAATAGCAATGAGTATGGCAACCAAATGAATCAGGCTATTACCTCTAACGTTCAGTTTCAACAAGTACCAGTAGTTCCTCCTATATTAGACCAAAGTATTGTTGATAGATATGCTATCTATAATGAAACCATTGATTGCTCAACATCAGAGACGGCAGGCACCTTCACTGCAACATATAATTGCGTTCTCAAAAGACACGATCCGTATATCGGTGCCCCGCAAAATTCTATTCATACCTTTCAGATGAGCTATAATCAAGAAAGATCTTTCAGACACATCAACAGGACGCTCAGCTTAACCGGTTCCGTTCAAGGATTGCTGCTTACAAATATTTTGGATACGTTTAATGACGGTCAAAGTTTTTATCTTCCTATGCAGGGTGTTTTCTATGGAGTAAGTTCTGATACTGTAAGTAAATATGGCAATGCTTATGAGGATTTTGTAACTTATATCATCAATGAACAACAAGACGATGTGCAAGATGGTTTTAAGTATGTTTTGGGTATCAATTACTCTAATTTATTTCCAGGTAGCGACCCTGATCTTCCTTGCGTGCGAGATCAAGGCTATCAGTTTCTCTATCAAATTTTAGCAAAACCTAAAAACCTTAATGTTAATCATAACTACGGTAATGGGAGCATAGAATATAGTGCGACGTATGACACAGAGAGGGCGTGCGCTCAAGAAAGAGGCTTTCAAACTATGACTATAACAGAGGACGATAGTTTACCTCTTTATAGTGAACACACTGTGATAGGACGCCAGAGAGGTGCGTTGATACAAGACTTAAATACGAACAAAAACAAAGAAATCACAATAGCATTTCAGGGCGTTACGAACAAAACTTGTGCCTCTGGTAATCCTTTTAGCATTAGACCCAGCGATTTGTCTGACCCTAATTTCACAGGACTACATCCAGACGTATGTGATACAGACACATACTTGTCATTTCCGACTACTGTTGAAATGATTTATTTTCAAACAGAACGAGAAGCCGATCTTAGAGGTCGTCCTCTAATTACTAAAAGCTACACAAGAACCTACAATCCAGCAGACGGTTCTTTTAACGTGTCGAAAACCTACTTGGTAACACCAGACCCACCGACGAACGACGTTTGCGTGGAAGCACAGGAAGAACAGTAATAGTAATGATTAAAAAGAAAGGATTAAAGTCGTGGAACCAATACTAAGGATGTACTATAATGGTAATCTCATAAGACCAATGCCAAGGATGTCATATAGCACAGAAGCTCTATATCAGAACGATATAGTTGCGGGTTTTTTGCACAAAATAACACTTGAAGGCCAGATGTTGACCAGCGACTTTAATGGTGGTGGGTCTTTAGGTGCTTCTTCTGCAATGCAATATTTGAATGATGTTTTTTCTTCTAATGGACATCTTTTGGAAATTGATGAGATCGGATTTAAAGGAATGCAACCTATACTATTAGCTAACGATATAATAGTTAGAAGTATTTCATTTAATGAGTCTCCAAACAATTGGACTCAATATATAAACTATACTGTTGAATTAGAAAGCATGAACTTGTTAACAGGTCAAGACCTAACTGAAACACTTGAGATGATTAGACAAGGATCTACAGACGCAAGAATTATAGCTAATATGGATAGTCCATTTATGGTTAACATGGATAGTTACCATATAAAAGACTGGAACGAACAATTTGATATACAAACAGGAGAGAATCAAATTACAAGGACCACTATAGCTGAAAGAAAATTTAATTATGGAGAAGACATAGAATCTACTCCGATTGATATTGTTACTACTATGGGAGGAGAATATTTTACTATTACATACAGCATAACAGCTACAGGTAAACAGAAAATCTTTAAGACTCCTGCCAACAATTTTAACAGCAATGAGGCCAAGGTTCTACCTGCTTGGGAACATGCTAAAAGGTTTGTTCATACAACACTGATAAATAAAATGAGTGGTTTGTTTGTAAATTTCCTCAGTATGAACGGTAATGTAACCAGAGAAAACCTTGGCGCTCAGAATGGCAACGGAGCATTTGGCTCATTCATGGATAATCATAGTGATAATAATTTCAGCTATCCTAGCTATGGACTATACAATGAGCATGTTTCATTTGATGTATCAGAATCAGCTGGCACTTTTTCTGCAACATACAATGCTATTATTAAGAGGCATTGCCCGACCGAATTGACTAATGGCCAATATGAAGAGAATCCTGCTGGTGATCCTAGTGAGTCTAGAGATGATATGTCAGCAATTTACACATATGATACTGATTATGTTTATCCTTGCTACGATCATGTTTTGCATACAGTTACCAAAACAGTGGACAAAACCTACGAAGCTAACGAATATCCTACAATAGCTAATGTTACAAATTCTATTACTATAAATGGAACTATTACAGGTTTAGTTCCTGGGGGAATTATGAACCCTCAATCCAGGATCAAAATCAACAGCTTACCAACAGGATCATTCTTGTGCTATAATACAGATATAACTCATCCTAACACTGGAGATATTGGTGGAGTAGATAAAAGTTATCATGCTAATATTGCTTTTGATAGAATTTTTGACTATAATAGATATGACTTGAGAAATAAGTTTAAATATTTACTTGGTGTAACTCCTTATGCTCTTGGTGTTAGTCCTACAGCAACTATGCGGCCTAGCTCCATGAACATAACAAGAGATTTGATGTCAGGAACAGTAACCTATTCTGCTACATATGACACAAAATACAATTGTGACCCAAATAATTTTGAGATAAATGTTAGCACAAACGAATCTGTTCCAGTAATGGGCGAGTTTGTTATTCCCAATAATAACACTAGAGATATAAATGGGGATGTTTGTGAAACAGGACTAGGATTCAGCGCAATACAGCTATTAGGTACTTTTACTCCAAAAACTATTGATGTTAGCATTAACGCTAGTGTTTCTGCTGATTTCAATAAATGTTGCTTGGGTACTAGTGAAAATTGGAACTTATTTGATTACGACTTTTTACGCATGGAAGGATTTATATTGCCTAGTGGAATGAATATACCGTATGTATCCGATAAATATGTTCTTACTAAACAGACTAAATCTGTTTCATATCCTGCTGGAGATATGAGCTTCAGTCTTTCTTATGTGTGCGCTGATATTTGTGAAATAAGAGGCTACTTCACTGACACACCTAACGGGAATTGATAGGGAAAAGACATGGCTATTAATCATAACGTTATTTCTGGAAGAATCTACGGTCCTGGACCTCAAGGTGAAATTATAGGTGGCTTTGATCCTAATGGAATAAAGACAGTTAAACCTTTGACTTTTCTTGGTGGTACAGTATTGAGTTTTAATGCTACTCTTGGTATCGGTCCTTTGGAGGAAAGCTCTTTGAGTTTAGAGCTATTGAACGATTGCAAGGTTGAGTCTACACCCGGAGAACCTCTAGGCGATTATTTCCTCGGTCCTGGTAATATTGGCTCTCCAGTATTTTTTGATCTTGGTGAAGCTACTACATTTCATCCTACTAAACCACAATACGAACAAGGCCTTAGAGATGGCGAGGAGTATTTTAAGTTTGGCGGAATTTTGCAGTCGTATACCGCTAATCAAAGCTCTTCAGGTTTGACTTTTAGTGCTAGAGTAATAGATCCAAGATCTCTACTTGCTGGGGTAAATATTGTTTTAAGTAGCACACTGACCGGTCCTGTAAAACACAGGAACTATTACAACGTTTACGCTTATTATGAACGAGGTGTTCTTCGTCCGGAACTGAGGGAATTACAACCAGAAGACGGTTATCTTCTGGCTCATTCTCGCGGAACTGATGGGCCTGTTCCTTTTTACAGCGGGGAAATAGACCAAGCTACGGACCCATCAGTAGACTGTTCTGTTTTTGGCGCTGCTCATAGTAATGATCAGGGTATGCTTTATTTTAAGATTAAGCAGGCTCTTGAAAATATGAACCTAATGTGTTTTTCCCCTAATTATGGAGAAGAACACGATCCTGAGTTGGCAGGCAGAGACCTTACTGTTGCCACCTTAGAAGCAAACATGAGACATGAAAAAAATGTTTTTAAGGTAGACATCAGCGAACTACCGGATCCTCCGGACGCTCCATTATATTTCAGAATACCTGGTCCGAATATCACACTGCTTGATTTTATTAGTACAGTATGTGAATCTACTGGTCACATTTTTCATGTTGAATTGATAGAGTCTCCTCCTCAAGATCTGCACGTAATTAAAATTAGAGTGGCAGATATTAAAGACATCAACAATCAAGACTTTAAAAAAGAAATTATTACATACAATGGAAAAGCAACTGATTTAACGTATGGTAAAGAGTTAAGCACAGACAATACTAGGACTTTGATGGTTGGTGAGCAGAAACACCAGATGATCGAAACTGTTAAACTATCTCCTTTTTTTGGAGAAGACAAAAATGGAGATCCAATTATACCGATCAGTGGATCGGAAGAGGTTGATGCTTCTGGGTCCACTTGTGGTTGGTCTATAGAAATAGATCTTGATGACCTTAACTACGATTTGAGATGTCCTTTGTATGATTATAGTACAACCGAAGAACCTGATAGAGATACCCAAATTGTTCGCAGGAAAGTTAGGTTAACAGAATATCATCTAAGAGTAGCTGGTTCCTCATTGGAAACATGGAAAAAATACGTTTTCAATCCTTGGAATCCAGAAGATTTTTCCAAGGTTATCAGAAGAAATTTTCCGGATCTTACCACCGACTTTCTGCATGACATATACTCAAACCTAAAAAAAAGCCAAGAGCTTACAGAAGAGCTGCTTGCAGAGCCTTCTGATTCTAGCGATAGCAATAGTAGCACCACCGGGCAAGGAGCCCCTCCAGAACACACTGCCGAAGCAGCAGCTATGAGCATGGCTGATCAGATAGCAAATTGGAACGGCAGGATGATGGAGGCTCTTGACGCTAGAAGATCAAGAAGCATAGAAGATGTTTATAACTACATATCAGGAATTAGTAGAACATACTACGGAAAACAGTATGTAGCTATCATCTCTCAACATCTATGTGTTAATAATCCTGCTTATGTTGATTTAGCTTATGTTGATTCTAGTGGGATTAATGTAGAATCTTCTATTACAATATATAATGACCCTTGCTCTTCTGGTACAGATGGTACCACTGTTCTTAACAATAAAATATGGGCACCAAAACAATATAGTCACACACCAACAAACGATGGCGCTTGGATAGAAAGATGCGGCTCTGTACTGGGTCTGGGCAGTCAGTCTGGTGAGCAGATTTATCTTGATTTCTTTAGAACTGACGATGGAAGAGTACAACCTTTAGCTAGGTTTGATTCTCAAGTGGTAGCCACACTTAGAGGAACAGAGACCATAATTGATGATGGACCAAGAGAAGGCAACGGTAACCTTAGTGTTGCATCAATAGTTGGAGGATTGTTTGAAAGTGGATCCTTTAAAGAAAACGCATCAGAAGATGAATTAGGTTTACTATTTGCTTCCGGTGTTTGTGGAGACTTGGATACTCATAATTGGTCACGAGACTCTTTTATTAAACTAAATGAAAGCGGTACTTGTCCTCCTCCCACTAGTGGAATAGACCCAATAGCAGGCCTAGACCTGCCCGCAACAGTATACAGTAAATGTTCTGTTGGAGAAAAAATTTATTTGGGTAGCGGATGTGCTGAATACACTGAAATTGTTAGAAATAGAGTTGCCAAAGAAGGGATTAACGAGTGCTGTGGAAAATGGCAAAATTGGAACGACACAGCGCCCTGCTACACAGAGATGGATATTCTTTTAGAGGAACAAGAAGAAGATTGTTATGAGTTTGAAGAGATAGAAGTAACTAAAGAGTCTTGTGCTGTTGCTTATGTTCCAATCATTTTTAGTGATGGCTGTTTTACTAAGTATTGCGAAGACATGGAACTTATGGAGTCTGCGGCGGCAGAAATGGAACATCTGCTTGCCCATGCTACTAACTCTGGTATAGAAACGTCAGGAGGATTATCTTATGATCCGTATAGTGGGCAATTAGTAACTAAAGGAGGAGTCTATATTCCTACGACTCCTAGATTTTGTTATGCTCCGAATCCAACAGGTATCGCTATAATTGCTAGTGCTCTTGATTTTAATAGCCACAACAACCAAAAAATTCTTCCTACAGCCTTTGTGCCAACCGCTGTTGCTATTCCTGTTAGAAGCAATATAGAAACTTATGGTCCTTGGAAAAGCAAAAATTTTCAATCCAGTGCTGGAGGAGTAGAGGTTGTACAGGACACCGAGTTTAACCCTTGGGTTTTTGATTCTGTTTCGGCCATGAATACATTTGCTAGAGAATACATGAATGACCGAGCTTTCAATAAGAGCGAAATCGAGACAGGCAGCGTTACTATCCCAATATTTCCTGAAAAACCTCTTGGTTTTATCGAAAATGGTCCAAATTTAACCAATATTAATGTTAGCGTGGGTTCTAATGGTGTTACTACTACATACTCATACAGGACCTATACGCCAAAATTCGGTGGACTCAAATCATTAGAGAAGAGAGCCTTAAAAGACAATATATCTTTGATCCAAAAAGTTAGAAGACTAGCCCGAGAAAAACAGAGAAAAATAGACACAATCAATAGAAGGACCGGTCAAGGCTCAAATGTAGATGTTTCGCCAAAGCTAAACCCAGGATTAAAAGAACAGGGAACACTGCAAAGAATTCTTGTCGGAGAATCATATCCTTTTAGTATTATTGTCGCTCCTACCGGCGAGGGATTACCGATTTCTTCTGGATGGGAAATAGTAAGTACAGGAGACAGGACAGTAGTAGGTACCGAAACTCTACAAAAGAGTGTGGTAGAATTAACATACAACTACAGGAAAAAGGCTTTCATGAGTTGGGACGGACTTATAAGTCCGGTTGCTAATTCAAGACCATCAGGAGCAGATCACCATCTTCCAATTTATGCACATTATTCTGGTGGTTCAGGACAATCAGAGGCTAGTTACAACGCCCCCAATCCTCCTGTTCGTGTTACATCTACAGACAATCAAGCAGAATCCTACAAGCTTAATGACTTAGCAATTAACAGAGAATATCTCGATCCTCTGCATAATCATTTTACAAGTGGTGAGCACCACCATCCTGCTGATGGAGCAGGACATAACATAGATGTTGTTGGTAGGGGTAGCGGCGCTCCTGATAGCGGCGTTATTATGAATTTTTATGGGCAAAGCAAATGGGACGAAAGATATTCTGATGAATATAGATTCTTAGGACTTAGAGGCCCACTAGTATTACATCAATGGGGTTATGACACTCAAGGTAAACCAATACCTAACGCAATAGATGATGAAAATTTAATCCGACAAAGTGGAATATTTAGAACATCTAGACCATCTGCAGACCCTAGTGGTTATCCGTATATAGAAGGCACTGGATTATCTGATTACTTTATGAGAGATTGGCTACAGAAGCCTTCATCTTGGCCTGTTGCGCCTGTTGACCTTAGATTTGATAGGAAAAGAGGTGTTTGGGTTAGTCCTCCAGATTATAAGATAGTGGTTGTTGAAGGTGTAGACGCTGTAGAGCCTTATTCTAGCGGTGAAGCTTTTTTGGTTAATTCAAAAGACGGGAGAGAATATAGCGAAAAAATCTATGACAAACAAGGAAACGTTGTTGAAACAGATAAAGCGAGAGTTACAGTTGAAGATAGAATAGGATCAAGCTTCGGAGGTGGAGAAAAATCCTATGCTTATTTTGACAGTTTCACTTCTACTTATCTTTTAATGGGAGGAAATCCAGGCATACAAATAGGTAAGTTTTGCAATCAGTGGCCATCTTTGTCTAATGTTAAAGATCCTCAGAATGCTGTTAAAGATGTTGTTATGTATAAAACAGAAGCTTGTGAAAACACGGACTGTCCTTGGAATTTGGTGCCTCAAACAAGTCTGGTTTCAGGTGTAGAAGTCCCCAGAACCGTAAAAGTTATCAATTTGTTCTCTAATGTTGCTGCTCATGAGTATCAAACAAAGTGGTGTGCATTTGTTAAGAACGGAACGTCGTATTTTCTATTAGCTGCGGAGTGTTAAAATGCTGGGCGGAAATCAGTTCAAGAATAATCTAGGAAATCAAATTATTATCAAATGCCATGAGTGTGGAGATACCAACTTGCGTTATGTTGGTGTAGCCAGAACAGATGGACATCCTTCTGGTTATGTTTGCGGAAATGGACACGAAACATGGGGTGGTGTGGACGAATTTATTGATAATGACAGATGGGGGCAAACAGATGTTGAACAGACCAGAGTAAACGACTGTTGTTGCGAAAGCTTGGGGTGCGATTTACCCAAGAGCATCAAGGTTAATTTCAATGGACTCATAGGCGTACAAGCAAGAGAAAGCTGCGGACTTCAGATACCAGAAGATATCTCAACTAGGGTATACATGCCCTACTCTCATTGTGGTCCTTGTTGTGATGTTACCTATGATTCCAGTACGAATTCTGCCTGGTCTGTAGATTGTGGTTGCGATATTGTAACCGGCCCTTGTCATACTAGCGACAATACTGCTAATGCTAATCCGGTTTGTGTGTCTGATTCTAGGGTTGTTTACAGCGGTTGCCTATTAACTTCTGGTATTTATACCATAGAAACAGACAATGTTTCATTTTATTCAGATGTGCCTGCTGATCGTATATCAACAACCGAAACTTGGGGAGACTCGCCTTTTACTGGGACTTGGATTGGACGGGGTGCTGCTTGTACAGATCATGGGGACTGCGGTACTTGTCCAGAACCAACAATAACCCCAGGATTTTTTGCTGGCGGCTATCCATATAATTATGCCGCTCCTTTTTTTATTAGGGAAATACCAGGTGTTCTGGGTAATACTTGGCAGAACGATGGTCACTCAATACGTTTTGTGGTACGAGAACAAACATATTTAAAATACAACGACCCATGCGATCACACAAAAGGTTGCTGCAGAGCATGGAAAAGAAGTTATTATATTGCTAGAAGAGACCATCCTACTACTGACCCAACAGGTAATAGTGGTTTTACCTGGACTATTAGTGACGAAGGTATAGGAACCAAAGTTGTTGAATGGAGCTGCGACGACCAGGATCAATCAGGGGGCTGTGCTGCTACATGGGAATCTCCTAATATTGATCTGAATGCTCTGGCTCAGACACTGTGCGACCTTAGCAACACCAATTTTGCTTGCACTAACTGCAATAACAGCGTTGGAGAAATCACCTATAATATCTGCGAAAATGAAGGAGCTAGAAGATTCTGGCCTTTTAGGGTTCCGTATTTTCATTCCACAAGCTTAAATGGCTATCAGCTTGTTAGGGAAAACGCAGGAGATTATCCTACTTACGGAGAGTGTAATTGTGCTGGTGCTGACTATGCAATCAGTCCATGTCCTGAAAATTTACAGCCAGGAGACCCTTTTGTTCCAGATTTTTGTACTCGTAGCATAACATACCCAACATGTCTTCAGCAAGGAACAGATTTTTGTAGAGATGTAGATGCCAGGTATAGAGTCGCTTGTGCTAATCCTACAGCCAGTTTTACAGGCAGTCTTATAGGAGAAGGCAATAAAGATCTATTAAATTATAGATACAGTATTTCTCTTCAAGGTCTTAATGGTGCAGCACAGGGGGGAGATATAGATAGTGTTCGAGTTAATTTTAGTCCAATATCAGAAGGCTATAGGTCTAGCACTTATGATTCTGGTGGAGAAACATGGTCATATCCTCTAAGCCCTAATGCTTTGTGTGTTAATGCTCACAGAATTGGCTATGTTTTACAGTTTGGTGATCCATCTCCGATAACTCCTGCTAATAATGCTTTCTGGAATAATCCTGGACATCCTTTGTATCCCGATGGAGGCGCAGTAGGCATTAGTAGAGCTACGATTGGTCAAATTTTTGAAAACAGTAAAACAATTGTTGAACAACCACATTGTTTAAGGAGAGTCAGAAATCCTAATCTTGCCTCTACATGGCCTTTTTATCAGGTTAACACTGCTGACGTAAGTGAGCAGACGATGATTCTGGATAGGTTCTATAAGACGAGTAATGATTTTGATTGGTTATGGAAAGACTATTTACTAGCAGAACCAGATGTTGCAGAACAAGCTTTTATCAACAGACAAGGAGACAGAGGAGTAGTAGATTTTCTGAATTCCCAACTGTTCCCCTATTCAATGATTTCTAGAAGTGGGTCGGTAGAAGAGCCAGAAATCGTAGCCATTATTCATAGCGAGAGTGGAGTTGGAGGACAGGTAGCATTTCAAACCATACCAGTATCTTATGACACAGACGAATTGATTGATCCAACTGACGGCCTTGTTCCAGAAAAAGGATTCTGCCCATATAAAACCAGAGTAACGGCATACGGATATGGTGTGATGTATCCTTTGATAGATGACCCTATTTGGTCAGAAGAAATAGATACCACAGATTGGTGGGATATTCCGTATGATCCTAACAACCCTATTTTTGACACCACTACTATCAGAAGGTCTGCTTTTGAATATCCCGTATTTATTCCTGGTACAGGATATGCTATCGGAGATAAGATAGAGTTTAGATGTTGGAAATGCCTTGATGATGCTGCGGAAAGAGGAGCAAACCCAGGCGAACATGAGTCTATATGGGAAGAAGAATGCGTAGAATCTATCATTGCAACTGCAACAATAACCGAGCTTAACGATGAGCGCAAACCTCCCAAGAAGGTTGAACAATCTATTTCTCAGGGCAAAATAACTGTAGCTATAGATGTTTCTGGAACAGATAGATACTATGAAACCTACAAGCTTGGTGGAGCTGTAGCTACTGGCGGATTAGGATATGCGAGTGGTGACACCATAGATATCAGATTTGAAGACACAGACGGCTATGACGGAATAGTACATTATGAAGCATTCCCATCTTTAGAGGTGACCGAGGTTGATGATGACGGCGCTATAATTAACACAGAAATACTAGAGTCCGGATCTTTTTATAAGATCATTAGAACCGGAGGCATTAGATGGTATGAGTTTGATGAACAGGATGAAAACGGAGATTTACTAATTAGCGTTGGAAATTGCCCTTGCAGTTTTGATATTTGTGGACCATTGTGCAATGGTTGTGTATCAAAAAGTATGTATCCTACAGGTGTATATGATCACCAAATCCTAGAGGCTGCACCTAATGGTTTTCCTGGTGTTCCTTATCCTCAGTGTGTAACCGTTCCAGGGGTCGAGGACAATTCGGATCCTCCAGAACCTATAATTTTGTGGTGTCCTTCTAGTGAAAGTTCTGTTGACTGTGGGACAAATTGTACCTATACTTCAAGATGGGCTAGTAGTCTTTCTCTTGGCTGGATGCGATTAAATGATGGAGATTGTCCAGGTAATTGTTCTTGTGATGGTGCTCCCTCAGAATTTCCAGCAACTTGGGGTCAAACCTCTAGTGCGGATTGTAGATGCACAAAAAGTTCTAGTGGCCCTATGTACATTTCTGGATGGACAACTAATAGTGCTTATCCTGATTTATGTTGGCCTTTAAATAGTAGTTATGAATTTTATACTGAAAACTATGCTGTGTCGGCGTGTTCTGGAACTCCTGTAACTCCTGGTTTTAGGGCATACATGGATGGTTATACCGTCATACCTCATAAAAAGCCACAGCACAAATATGTATGGCTACCAAACACTAGCGGATTTATAGGTTCGCTTAGTCAGTATGTTGACAGCGATACAGCAGATGACCAGCAGGCTCTAAACACAATTATAGATTCTTTTCTTGGCATAGACGCCTGTAATCCTGGTAAATATGACAGGTTTAATAAATCATATAGATGGCTTACAAGAGAGAATACCGGTAAGGCTCCTTGTCGCAAAAAACTTAACAATAGCGATACTATTCCTAGCGGCGTTACCAGGACAATAGACGACTATTGTAGATCATATGGCTTCTATCAACAAAGACAACCTACTTGCCAAGTTTTTTATCGTGGCCAATATATCATGAGGGCCGCTGTTAAACTTGCAAGCCTGGATGGCGACACATATGGAGACGGTGATTGTGAAGTAGACCCAGGAGCATTACTGCCAAACGGTAGTCATGTTGGTACAGACTGCGACCCTATAATTGAAGACATTGCCATATACTTGAATAAATTTGAGGCACAATTTGATATCAGTGTTGGTGCTCCGTATAATCAGGACTATCTTATTCCAGAACAACTCCCCATACCTGCGACCGGAGCAGACGGATTTTTGGAATCAAGAGCTGACAGCTGGAACTATCCATCCCTTACTGGATTAGATAATACAAGATTCTTTGATCATGGTTTTTACGAGCCAAACAGATACAGCGAATTTATTGAGATGGAAATGCCTGAAAACCAGGAAGGTCTAGCTGTAGGTGATGAACCGGTGCTTACTCCTGTGTTTACTGTAAATCCTCTTTTCCATATTTATGATGTTGACGGTGGAGGCCATCTACAGGATTTTAGGGGAGGAGTAGATTTTGCAAATATTAATATTTGGGATTGGCCTGACCCTAGAGATAATTGTAGTGGAGTAAATGGCGGCACATGCCATGAGTACGATGTTCCTTTAGGTGTTCTTTACCCTTCTGGAAATGTTCCGTTGCCATCAAGTTTACTGCAAAACAAATTTATACTAGAACATCTATATCCCTGGGAAAACTATAGGGCTACAGATGATGTTGATCATTATGCTATGTTTAAGAATAATTCAGCAGAGTTGGCTCTGGGAGAAATAGAAGAGTGTCTTAATTGTCGTGGTTCTATATTGATTTATGATAAATCTGGAAATGAGGACGCATTAACAGGTGTCACATCAGTTCCAGACAGATATTGGGGAGGATCGTTTAACTATACAGACAGAAGAGTATTTTCTCAAGTATTTGATCCAGATACAGGGAGTCTTGAATCTGAAGAAGCAATAATTTTTAGAGCTTTTGGCATGGAGAACAACTCATTTACTGTTCAAGCGTTCAAGGATGTAATAGATGATTATATTCAAGTTTGGACAGATGTTTTTGATCCTTATGCTATAAATATTCTCGGGGCTCTGCAGCAAGATATATTTAGAAGTATACTATGGAATATGCTTTTTGAAGGAGCAGCTAACCAAGCTTTAGCTGGGCTTACTAAAGTAGAGGTTATTTATCACGCTAAAACAATTACTGAACCTACAAATAGTTATGATCCAGCAGGCACTGCTCATACTGTCTACAGATTATACACAGAGGATAGATGTGAGTATTACGAGAAAACGGGCTCTGTTAAAAGTGTCGAAGTAATCAATGGTGGTGCTGGTTACGCCTTTGAGATAGAAGAAAGAGTTGCACCAAGCGGAATTGTACAAAGCATACCAAAAGTAGAAATATCTGGCTCTACGACAGTTCAAGAAAGATATCGTAGAAGAGAAACATACACTCTTGATCAGATCGAACTGATTGGCTCAGGAATAGGCCATACGCTCAATGAAGTTATTAACATTAGATTCAATGATGCCGACGCAAGAAGAGATGGTGTTGTATACACACAACAGCCTTCTATCAGAATTACAGGAGTAGATGAAGATGGTCATATAACCGGATATGAAATAGCAAATTCTGGAGAGTTTTATAAATACATTGGCACAGGACAACATAGAGCGTTCCCTACTGCAATAGTTCTAAATAACTATTGGGATTATCCTAATGGATCTCAAAATTTTGGCAGACATGCCAAGTTGGTGCCTGTGATAGGAGTAGATCCACAAGATCCTGGTAGTTATGGCAAAATAAAGAGGGTTGATGTTACGTTCGGAGGTATAGAGTATAAACAACCAGGGCAATACTGGGGAATTACCACTACTATGGGAGACTATGACGATTATGGTAATTTAATAACAGGGCTAGACATACAGCATCTTGTTGATCCATGCAAGTTTAGAATTCACGGAGATGGTTTTACTTCAGAACAATTACAAGAATCTGATGCCTGGTTAGGTGGAGCGAACAACGGACCTGATAGCGAGGTCTATTTTCCAGAAAGACAAGCTTTATATATTCCAAGTGCAAACGAGACGCAACAAGCAACAGTTGGAAATCCTTTTACTCACAGTGTTAAGCATTATCTGAATACAAATTCTAGCATGACACCCACTAAGTGGGCAAATAAGGTTAAAGGATGGGACACGGTTCTTGTTAGCGGTTCTTGTCCTGTTGATGCAAGTGGAGGCTTACTCAATAGAACATACAGCATGGCCCTTGTAGAAGAAGCTAGTATGTATTACAACAGAACTCATCAGGGTTTTTGTAGTGACGCTTTGTGTGATCAACTTATAGATTACAACGATCCAAGTTGTACCGACCCTAATGCCGTTATACCAGGAGAATATAGGGTTAAGACTTGTGGAGATCCATGTCCTGTTTTTACTGTTTACGATGCGCACAGGTACAATATAGCTGGAACAAATAACTTGATGCACGATATTAACGCCCAGCCAACTCCGTATCTCGTAGGGTGCAGTGAAAGAATACCTATCACAGACCCAGCGGTGGCATCATTGTTTTGCTATGATTTTTATCAGCAACCAGAAAACGGAGGTTCTGCTCAAACACAAGGATTTACTACTTGGAACATGATTGGCAGCAGCAAAGACTGGTGTAAGAGTGCTGAGTACAGTTTGTATGCAGAATTTGGAAAATGGCACGATGGAGGAACCCAAAACGATGTTAGACAAATGAGAATTAAATCCATTACATATGCCATGAAAGACCCAATAACAATGACAGTTGCTTATAATGATGATACAGTTCCGGTGGAATATTCTGGCTGTAGTGACTTGCATCTTAGCGGTATTTGTGAGCCTTGTCCAAGTCCTACACCAACACCAACAGCAAGTTCGTTGCCATAAAATTAATAAGGAAAGAAAAATGGTATGTGATTTTACAAAAGTTGGAAAATATTTGATTTGTAAAAAATGCGGAAGAAAACTTGATGAGGCTTCTGTGACTCGTCCGGTTGCTGTTTGCAGGATTCCGCCATCCTATAGAGTAAATTCTAAATATATTTACAACGATAAAATGAAAGGCCTTGGTGATTACCTGTCCCAAATATTTAAAACAATGGGATATGATTATCCAACATTAGGAAAAGTCAGAGCAAGGCTCACATTTCTTAACAAAAGAAGTTTGACATGGTGCAGAAACAACCAGGACATTATTGCGTCTTGGATCAAGGACGAATGCAAGAATAGAGAGATAGATATACTTCCGTCTGTAGCTAGATCCATTGTCAGACTTGGTATACTAAAGACCTATTCTCAATCATAAGCTTCCAGTAATTTGTTCACACCATCCTTTTGATTCACTATGGGGCCAGACAACCCAACTCTTGGGAGGAGTTAATGTTTCAAAGCTTCTCCATACTTTACAATATCCGTCTGGATCATTCATCATTCTTTGTACTTCATTCTTGTCTGCGTCTTGGCGATGCAGGTCTTCTCCTTTAGCATCTTTAAATGCTACCACCCAGAAATCATAGTCCTTCTCTGGGACCTGATGAAAGCCGATGTCAATACAATGCTTGAATAGGCTCGTAAGGCTTGCTGAGAAATCCTCGTCTGACAAACTCATATTCTCAAACTTTGGTAGACGATGCTTTACCACATCTTCCGTTATGGCTCGCTTAGAAAAATCAAGACCGGCAAACTTTTCATAATCCTCAAGAGTTCTCTCCGTGCCAAAACCATACTCACCAAAATCAACGTCTTGCTTTTCACCATCCATGCCAAACAACTTACGATTTCTCAAATGAGAATCATTATTTCTCAAACCCCAACCAGGATCGTCGTCCCATTGCTTTGTTCTTCCCTTACGAGTATATTCATGCCAAGCCACAATCTTGTGAGGATAGAAAATGTCATAACCATGAGTGAAAGCCCGAACTGCAATACTAATTTCTTCTCCATGAAAATAATAGTTTGGATCGTGAGGAACTTCTGTACAGAACTCACCCACACTAAAAGCAAAATGCGCGCTATAGAATCTACCAAGCATAGGTTTTGAAAGGTCATCTCCTTCGCTTTTGTTAAATGCTGCTGGCAGAAAGAATACGGCTCCTTCTGGGATATACCTGTCAAATGTCAGCTTCCAGGGAACATTAACTCGTCCAGCAGGATCGTTGTCTGGATCAAAGCTTGGGATGTATGCTGTAATCAAAGGTTTAGCGTGGCCCTCTTTTTGCAGATCAGTGAGCATTTGAATCAATGTTTCGTCCCAGTTTTCAGCAAAACGGTGATGGCTATCAAGTTGAAGCGTATACTTTTCTCCATTATATAGTCCTTGAACCTTGTGTCTAGCCCAACACACACCTTTAGATTCTTTATAGTCGATGTCTATGATTCTAAAGTTTGGATTATCCTTATACTCATCTATAGTATCCCAGTCGTCCTGATCAGAATGCTGCCAAGCAATTCCGAACCTTAGGTTCTCTGGATATTTTGCCTTATCTAGACAATCTTTTAGAGTAGGTAGCAGTTGAGGGTCTCTATAAGACGCAATTTGAATAAAAATTGTATTTTCCATTAATTATCCTTTATTTTGTAGGTTTTCAAAAAAGTCAAAAACAAGGCCATGACCGGGAATCATTTGAATATTGCATTTATCCTCATAAAGATAAGACAAAATTGTGTAAATAGATTCTTCTGTACCCATATATCCTGCATCTAGAGATTTGTGTGTAATTTTTCTAAACTCATCAGAAAAGAAAGCGCAGTCATTTCTTTTACCGCCAAAGAATGTTGCCCTGGCTACTCTATTTACATCACTAGTTTCAGCAAACTTGTGCATACCATCTTTTGCAAATCCATGAATTTCACCATAGTTTGTATAGGGGAAACAGAGGAATAGAAATTTTTCAAGATGTGGACACAACCTTTCTTCAAACCAGGGCTTAGAGAAATAACCTGGATGACATTGAGCATTTGCTATTCCAGCATCTATCCACACAAAATACTCAGAACCAAACATATTCTTTTCTGCTGCATCAGCAACCCAATGAATTTTGTTAAAGATTAAAGGGTTATACAATTCCAGATTTGCTTGTGTTGACTCTGATAGCCAACCAACTTGATTTCTCCATTCTGTATATGTTCTTATCTGTTGAATTTTGCTGTAGTATTCTGAATCAGCGATATCTTCTTTGGTAATATTTTTTATGATAATGTTTTCTGACTTGATAGATCTTACCAATTCTTCATTTTCTTTTTCTATGTAAATAATGAGATTTTTGTCTTTGAGGTTTTGCAGCAAAACGGATAAAGTGTCTAAGTATCTCTGGAAGCTCCTTGTGAACATTTTTGAGTCTAGATCCGATCTTTTTATGTCCACTAATGCCGTGACAAATGTGATTTTGCTCATTTGAATTCCTCATATAGTTTCATATCATAATAGTTGATCTCTGCAAGAAAGTCTTTAATAGGGTTGGTTTTTTCTCCGTTTTCTTTTGCTTGATATCTTCCTTGATTAATATTGAACATTCCCACAAATGTTTCTAACACATCTTTATAGTGTTCGAAGACCCCTATATATTTCATTTTCTCTAGACTAGTTTTTGCTTTTTGATAAAGTTCTTCATCTACTATAATATCTTCTGATAGGTCAGACCCTGAAAATACTTTTGTCATGTAATTACTAAATCCATTTCGTTCATGATTGCATAAACCAGTTGTCATATTATCAGTGTAGTATCGAATAAAGTTTTCCCAGAATTTATCGTCTCTAGGTCCATATTTATCCTCGGATGTCATATACTTCTTAAAATTTCTTGCGCTAGTTACCTTTAGTATGAATGAAATCGCTCTGTCTACAGGATTTCTTAGAACAGTTACAAATTCATACCGATAGTCGCTGGGAAGAAATTCCTTGATATTAAGCGAAAAATGGCCAGAGAAAAGCTCACAGGTGCTCCAGTTTGGTATGGATAATAACTTGTTCTGCAAGTCTTTTGATTTTGCAATGTTCTCGATTATTGCAACTTTATTTTGAACCTGATTGTTGGGTGTTCCAAAAAAATTAATAAATCTTTCTGGTCCCATATTTGCTAGGACCGACTCTAGATACGTTCCACCAGTTCTAGGCAAATGCACAAAACCTATTTTAGTATTCATCAGTTTTCTCTGCGTTCCTCTTTTGTGTAGTGTTCTACTCTGTTGTGGGTAAAAGGGCTGGCCAATAAAATACCAGGCTTGACTTTTCCTGCTATGGTCATTTGATAGATGTGACTCATCCAAGTCTGTTCGTATGGGTGCTCCCATTTAGTATCAAGAAAACATTTCTGGTTTCCTTCTTTATTTATTATATGTGGCCAATTACAGTAGTACACTTCGCCTTCTGCATAAGGAATGCCATCATAAGTTTTGATATTTTTGTATTTTGTGTATGGTCTTTTTTTAGTGTTGGGGAAAATAGCGTCTCTTTTATCTGACGCTAGATTATGCCAACTCCATTGTTCCGTGTTGTCCCCGTAGAATTCTGTAAAACACATCTTAAAGAAATCATAATTTTCTTTTGTAGTTATATTCATACAGTTTTCAAAGGTGTTCGGAATATTTTTTGTGAAACCAGTACGGCATTTACCTTGGTGGTCTAACAACATATCGTCTTCAAAGAACATCATGTAATCAGCATCAGACTCACTAAAATGTTCTGCTGCCCATTGTCTTCCCCCACATATTCCTATATTGTCAAACTTATGCTCAACAATATCGTATTTTTTGCAGATATCTTGGTACTCTGAGAATTCTTTAATCGAATTGTTGATTAGTATCAAGTTTGTTTCTGTAAGAAAGTCTGTATCGTATTTTTCAAAAGAATCCAAAACCATTTGTAATTGCATAGGAGAGTTGTATGTTATGATATACAAATCTACATCTTTAGTGCTTTTAGGTTTTATTTTCTTTAGCTCACTAGTCCACACAGCAAGACTTTCGGCTTTTTCTGATTTATACATTGACGGATCTTTTTCAATCATTAATGCAAATATTTCACTTGGTTCTGTAGCATTATTTTGATTGATTTGTGACTCTAGAGTATGATAGTATTCTGCGTTGCCTTTACGGATAGCGCTATTGTGACCACCAAAAAAACACTCTAGCACTTCCTGTTCGTTTTCTAGAAAGAGCATTCTGCTGGATTTTCTTTTGATGTTTCTAAGCAAGTTTTCTGTAAACAGTGATTCGGAATTATCCTCATATTCTACCCAAAAAGAATAACTGTTTTGGAAAGGAGAGTTATTAATCGAATCGTGAAGCATAAACATCTTGCTTAGTCTTAAGCATTTGTTTTCGTCTTTCTTTCCTAATATAGAGGCTACCTTTTCGTCAAAAGGGAAAAACGGATATGAAAAATCTCTTTTCTCTTTTTTGATAATAGTGGTATTGGCTAGGTCTCTATTATTACGAACAAATTCTGCTCCAGTTTCATCTGTGTAAACAATCAGGTCGTGGTCTTTTAGATTTTCAAGCAAAGACAGAAATTGTTTTTCATTAGAGTCTTGCCAGAAACCCGTAACAAAACTTAGGTTGTATATTGACATTTTTACTTCTTAGGGGGTGTCCACTTGTACCATCCGAAATCGGGAAGCCATTCGTTATTTTCGTCTCGACGCTTTGGAAATAGGGTTCCGCCCTTCTTGTGCTGACCAAACGACAGCAAACCACCACAACTGTTGCACTTCATTTCGTAATAATCGTTACCTTCTACTGTGCGGCAAACAAATTTTAAGTCTTCCTTCTTGCAGATACCGCAGCACCTTTCCCCAAAGATTTCCTGGATCATAGCCAGTTCCTTGAATACTTCTTTTTGTCCGTTGCCTTCAACTTCAAATGTCAGTTTGTCGTTTGCTCTATAGTGTAGTTTCATTTTTTCTCCTTGTAGAATGACCAATAATAGTTATTATAGTTGTTTTAGCTATTGTTGTCAAGTAGAGAATCTTCATAGTCCTTGAGTCTCTGGTTATTGTTCTTTTCGCTGTACCATGTTTGTTTTCTGCTAGCATTCGAGATGTACATATAGTCTTTTTTAGCCCACCAAAAACAATTTACCATTTCCATTATGTATGCTTCTATTCTGTGTTTATTGTATTCTCCCAAGAAATCTTTGACAACTTCTCTTTGCACAAAGTCTTCAATCTTAGCCATGATTTGCTCGCTATCCAAGTAGTTTAGGTATTCCTCAACTATGGATCTATGAGCAATAAAAGTATTACAATAAGGTACTTTGACATGATATATCTCAAGGTTTAGTAATTCTTGTAGCTTATTGAATATATTATCGTGACCTTTAATAATTCCTTTGATGATATTTTTCCAAGCACAACAACAGTTAACATTTGCACAAAATACTAGTTTGTCAGAATTAACCAGGTACTTAGAGTACGGCCAGTTATGAAAGTTATCTATTCTGTTTGGCTCAAATTTATCATTCCATGATGCGCTCACAAAACCCAGGTATTCTGCATCATTTGAAAAAATACTTCTGTCAATAAAAGCTCTTGACTCGGCCCATTTATTATTCTGATATTTCCCGCACTTAAGATTGTTTAGGTTTATTTTTTTGAGATAAGGAACACTATCCGTAAAACTAAATTGTTTATCATAATGACCCAAACAAGCTATTTCAACTTTATCAAAACCATTATCTGCTTGCTTGTCTTGGTGCTCAAGATGATATATAATTTTTTTGTCTTTTTTGTTCTGATGAACTATCGCCTTTATGCAGTCGTTCTTATCATTATGTGTGTTGTCCCAATATTCAAACCATTTATAGTCATAACCATGCTTCATAAACTCGTTATATCTCTGAACATCGGACTGAGAATTATGACAAATTTCTTTTCTCTGTTTTGTAGTCATGTGTCTACAGTTAAAAATATCGTCAACACTAACGACCTTGTTTAGCACCATGCAGTATCCAACTTGACTACAACAACACGCATTGTAAACGTATTCTGGTATTTTCAGAGGAGGTTTCATTTCCAGTTGGACTCGTATCCTAATAGGTCATCTGGGACTACGTCTTTTTGTTGATACTCTGCAAGTTTACTAGCAGCCTTGACAGCATCATCATACCCCAGATTATACACATTCTTATCCTTATACCCAAACTCCTGTTCCAACATCTTCATCACATTCACATCCAGACGCTTACTCATTACATCAATAAAATTCACCTGATTATTGGTAATCTTATCAATGGTATTACCGTCAATCAGATCCTCTATCTCACTAGCCACCTCTTCTGCTGCAACAACTTTGCGAAGACGCAATGCTCTGCGCAGGGCACGGCCTTCAGCCCTGGTTTCTGCTACAGCAACCGGGTGGTTTCGGAAAACCTTGTCACAATTGCCCCAATAAACGTCCGCAGAGCCCGATACAGACCTGGTATCAGTACAAACGTCTGGAACATAGTTAGGTTTAAATACGAGCGTAAATTCAACGGTCGCTCGCATTTCGTTTTCACGGCTCGGAGATTGAACCACTTTGCTATCCGATTCTATAATCTCACAATTCATAACTCGCTCAAAAACTCTACGCAAACCATCAGTAGTAGGATTTCCCATTATCTTTTCATCTTCGGTGAGAAAACTCAAAACATGTTCTGTCCATTCCACATCGTGAATGGTGGGAACCGCCTTTTCCTCAACAACCGCAACCTCAGTGTTTTCTTCAACCTTCTTCTTTGGGCGAGCCATCATATTATTCATCTCCTATTTCTAGATAGTTTTCTTTTCCGGTCTTGATTTCCTCTATTGCTACCAAAAGTCTTTGCAGTACGATGTTTGCTCTGCTCTTGTAAAAATCCTTGGTTTGTTTTATCCTGATCAGCTTTAGCCCTCTTCCTAAGAGCAATCCAGTTTTCTTGTTATCATAGGCTTGCGCTCGCTTCAAAGCAAGTTCTCCCCAAACAGGACTAAAATGGGACGGACCATCAACTTCAATAGCGATATTGTCTTCTGGAAGAAATAAATCAATATGCAATTTTGTGTTACTTAATATTTGTTCTTTATGAGGTTCTACTCTATAACCTTGTTCTAGTAGTTCAGAATGCAGGAACTTCTCAAGTTTACTTCCTGTTTTGCTCGTATTTCTTACTGCTTGATTCGCTTTATTAAATCTGTCCTGTTTTTCGTCTTCAGACAACTTTTCCCAATTCTCTCTGGCTATGATGCTTCGGCGCTCTAGTTCGTTGTTGCTCATAGTTTCCCAGGAATTCATAACACTCATGCCTATTTTTTCTTTAGTTTCTTCTGATCTTTTTGTGCCCTTGGTTGGATGTTTATGCTTTCCTGTTTGGAGAGCAAGCTTTTGTGCTTCGCTTTTGGTGCGAATTTTTATTCCGGCTTTTTTAGCATCTCTGCGCACCTTATTTGGGTAGGTATCATACATTTCTGCTATTTCCTGAAAACTTCTATTCTCTTCAACATAGTGTTTGTGCAAAAGACTAGCTTTTTCACTGTCTGAATATTGATTGTAGTTCTGCATTTTTGGCTTTCCTAATTTTGCTGGTTTTGTCTAAGATGAAAACTTCTGTGTTTTCTATCAGGGTAATCTTTGGTAGATTTTCTTTTTCTATGAAAAGTTTTTTTCTTATTTGCTTTACATTTTCTGCTCTTAAATTATAGTCTTCTTTGCCAATAAAAATTAGCTCATTATCAAATTCTTTCATGATATTATAGAAGTTTACTATGGCATATTTTGAAAAATCTATTTGAGGTAAATATGCGTCGTCTATGGTAAAAAATATGTTCCTGTCTTTTAAGTGGTCAATTACTTGTTGAACATTCTTCTCGGAATTTTTACTGATGTATATACAGCTAAGCATAATTATGTTTTGTCCCTTCTAGTGCCTCTTAGTTTTCTTACATTTTTCTGTATTAATTAGAGAAAATTTTGTTCCTTGTTCTTCTATCATCTTGTTTATAATTTCAAACAGAAAATAGTTTCTATATTCGTGTTGATAGACTATTTTTCTAAATACTTCAATGTGTTTGCGGTCAAGATAATACATATTCATGATATAGTTGGGCAATTCATAAAATATATGTTCCACATCTCCAAAACCGTTAATGTTACATCCAAGATCATCTACATTGCTGTTAGACGAATATAAATGATTCTTATCAATAAAGTTTTTGAAGTTTGATGGCTTTAGTAGAATGTCGCCTCCAACTATAATCGAGCCAGTATCCAGGTAATCTGCAGCACATGCAACCGCACTAGTTTCTCCTTCTTCTGCAAATTTTTTATTGTAGATTGGCACAAAGTTTTTGAAATTTTTTTCGTATAGATAATTTTCTACTTTTCTATGATCAAAACCATAAACATAGTAAATTTTACATTTTGGGAATACTCTTCTTGCCGTAAAAACTTGATTTTCGATTAAACTTCGTTTTTTATTAACGGGTATGCAACCAGGCCAACCTTTGGTTTTATTCCCTTTTTGAAATTTGTCTGCCAGTATGATTAAATTCATATGATTATATAGTCTTGGTAGTTTGTTATGATATCCGATTTATGGTTTAATGCAGCCTTATAGACAAACTGATTAAACAAAATAGTTTCTTTAGATTCATTGCTTATTACTGAAAACCGCTTAAACTCAGCATAAACTATTCTATTAGCAGTATCTATAATTTTTGCAACATTTGTATAGTCGTTGCCTACAGCCAAGACAAAATTGCAATTTTCTGCGCCGATGTTTATGGATTGATGTACTGTAGTAATCAAGTTCTGTTCTTTAAGTGCTAATCCTTTAATCTTCCACTTACAACCTATTTTTGACTTGTTCAATACTTTGTAAAAATCTTCAAAAGTATGCTCTTTGTTTTTAGAATATGTTACAAGCATAATCATTTCGGGCTTGATTTTTGCAGAGCTGATTTCACTGAGCACTGTTTTCAAATCTTCTGGTGTTCGTGACATGCAATCTATTACAGCAAGATACTTGAGCTTGATTTTATCATTAACATGTAGTATTTTTTCTTCAATGCTTGCGTTTGACATTTCACGAGCATCAAAATATTTTTGCTCACGATAGCCAGAGCATTTCTTACCGCTTATTACATAGAAATTTTTGTTTTCGTCATAAGCTTCCAGAACGTCTACCACATCGCTCTTTTGGTACTTATCAATAAATTCAAGATGGCATCCAGTTTGCGTTTTATCGTCGTATATTGCGAATACGCATTCTTTACACGGAGTATGAATGGGGTGTATAAGTTTTTGATCATCCGACATTTAGGAACCTCGTTGAAAATGTTGGGTCTTTAAAATTTGATGATCTTAGGTGTTCAAGACCAGCCTTCCGACGCATATAGCCCTCCAGAGTTTTTATCACACTGGCAGTGTTAACAGGGACAGGTCTCTTTGAATCAGCAGAGTAGCCAACACTAAGATCTTTTATCAGCTTGTTTATTGGTGCTGTTTCTAGTAGTTTAGGTTCTTGAATCACTTCATTGAGAATAAACCTAATCAATTCCACACCATTTAATCCTCCAGGCACTTCTTTTTGTGGGTTGAATTCTAGAGGAAGATTCCAGTCTCTATTCGTGGAGATATCAACACTATCTAGAGCTTCGTCCCAAACTTGCGCCACTTGATCCCAAGAATAATATTTTTCGCAAAGTTCTCTGGTTCTCCTGCCCATTTTTATTTTTTCTGCATCATCTTTAAACTGATGCCGATACATAATATCTGCCAAAGCATCAGTATCTGGATGTGCTCTGTTTGCTCCTGTTTCCATTTCTCTAAAGAGTGTTTTGACTGGTACAGGATAGCCCTCTAGATTCCTTACGATTTCTGTCATAGCGCTATAATCTACACTAGCTATAGGAACTCCACATGCGGCGGCTTCGGCTTGAGGCATACCAAAACCTTCGCATATAGCGATTTGTAAAAATAAATCAAAAGTTTGATAAACCTTTACCAAGTCTTGTGTAGTAATGGTGTTGTTGGCGTTAGGAATAAAGCAAGATTCTTTGCCGCATTTAGTGCATTTTGTAGCTCTGTCGTGGAACTTGCTGGCATTTACATGCTTACAGGCTAAACAAATATTTGTAAAATATACCTTATCAATAATTCCATGCTCAAGTAGTAGACCAGGAAAATCCCATCCGACCTGTTCTGGATATGATGTATGCAAGAACAAGCAAGTTCTATCGTAAATGTCTGAATGTCCTTCTGCATCTAGTCTGTCTAGGTATTTTCTGAAAGCAAGAAATATATCCGGGAAAAGTTTTCTTTTCTGATTACGCATTACTGCGCCAATCACTATCATGTCTTCACGACCAAGAAAATAAGATTTATTATGAGATTTGTCTTGTGCAGGACGGAATTCGTTGAGGTCAACTCCGGCGTTAGCTATTTTAGGGAAAAGATTTATTGTATTTCCACATTGATTCTGTAGGGTTGTTTTAGCCCATTTAGTATATGGAATCACTAAGTCCATGTTAGAAAAAGTATATAGCCATTCTGTTTTTTGTGGAGCAGAATCTACCGTGGGCATAACCACCCACTTATAGTAACTCCGTAGCATACATGTTTCTTGAAAAGAATACATCCAGTAATCTCTCATATCAAAGACGATATCTGGTTTGAAATGACAACAAACAGCATCAAATCTCCAGGCCCCGAAATTATATGATGGATTTTGCGAATAAGTGTCTACTTCTTTCTTTTCGTCTTCACTGTTACGGTCAGGAGCATTAGGGTAAACCTTCCAAGGAAAAGCAGACCACCTGGCTTTATCTGCGGTAGTAGCATAACAAGCAAGTTCTGCTATCTCGTATTTGTCAGTTTTATAAAGCCTAGACAAAAGTTCTCTTCCGTAAACCCCATAGCCAGTCCCAAGATAACTTGCGTCATTAGCGATTAGTATTCTCTTTTTTTGCATCTGTTTCCTTAAAAAATAAAAAAAAGGGGGTACGGCAGACATATCCGCCGCACCCCCGTTTATTAAAACGCGACGGTCTCTTCAATAGATTCCGATTCTGGAGTAGAAGTATCTTCTGATGCCTTCTTTGCTCCGGGAGTTCCTTGTCCTTTAACAATAGGGGCAAAGTTGTTTACTCTAACCTTCATCGTAGAGTGCTTTACTCCGTCCTTCTCCCATGAATCATTTCGCAGAGAACCCTCTACCATAACAAGATCACCCTTCTTAAGAGTGTTAGAAACTGCTACAGCACCGGTGTCCCACGCTTCACAAACAATAAAAGAGGTAGTCTTATCTCGTGTTCCATCGGCACGAGTAAACTCACGAGAAGTAGCAACCGTGAAATTTACTACCGCCGTCTTATTCTGACCCACAACACGAAGTTCAGGATCACGAGCCAAGTTACCACGCAAAACAACTAGATTCATAAAAATCTCCTTTACTAAAATCCAAAACCAAACCCAGGAACACCCTGGACGTAATCTATTATAGCCGGTTGGATCGGGTGTGTCAAGTCCGAGCGATGTAACTTTTTTCCACGATCAGACTATCCTTGCCTCGGGACCGATTTCCGGCCACGATGATAATATTGCCATCAAATAAAATGTTCTTATATTCTCTGTATTGATCTGGAAAGAAAATCACAGACTCAACAGTTCCAGTGGTATCTCTAATAGTGACGAAAGCCATTTCTGCACCAGGATTTTTACCCTGCTTAGTTTTCACAATACCGATACGATCAATCTCTCCACCCAGAATAATCTTCTCTTTCTTGTCTTCTGTATTGAACTCTTTGCAAGTGGTATTACACATACTAATGTCGTACATATCAACTTTACCACAAGTAATAGCACAACCCAAAAGAGCATCTTCAGAATCTGCAATCCACTCTGGACTATCCTCTAACGAATAGGGAGGCCTCTCAAGACTAGAGATAAGATCAGAAATAATAGCTTTTCTATTCTTATTAGCTTTCCCATTTTCTATCAGATACTCCAGGCTATCCTTCAGAGTTTCCTGTTTATTTTCTATAACAAACTTTAGTTCTTTCTTGGTGAGACTTGATACAACGCCGAACTCAAACATCATTAGATTTCTTGTTTTTCTCAGATAGGCCAACGCACCTGACTGCATCAAAGCCTTGGCACCAGTAGAGTTGATGTTAGGCAAAATCTTGAGCAGAACATCCGTCCACTCGGCATTGTCTAAATCAAAATCTTCCACAAGTTTTATCAACTTATCAAATACTGATCCTCCAACTCCTTTAATGTCGGTAAGACCGAAATAGACCTTGTTATTTTTGAGTATAAAGTGACGGTTTAAGTTTCTTATGTCTGGAGGCCGAATGTCTATATTCATCTCTAAAGCGTTCTGAACCAACTCCTTGATCTCCATCTGAGGATCAATCTTGTCCTTGGCAAATCTGAGATAACTAGCAAAAAATACTTTTGGGAAATGGGCTTTGGCGAATGCTGAAAGGTAGCCGTTGATAGCATACGACACAGAGTGTGAGTTCGATGTTGCTATGCCATTTGCGTAAAAAAGATGTTCTGAACTGTTTACTTCAATGTCTTTTGTGGGTCTTATACCAACTTTACTAACTCTTCTAACTTTTGCTCCACGCATTCTGTGTCTCCTAAAATGTCGCTTTCCCAGAACCTTATTAGTTTGTATTTATTTTCTTCGCAAAACTTGTTCTTTTTGATGTCTCTGTAATAGTTTATTTTTTGCGACTTTGTTTTTGGCCCGTTTGGATAGATTTTTGGGTTACTGTGCCAGTAGTCGCCATCTACTTCTATTAGTATGTTAGCGTCTGTACAACAAAAGTCAAACGCCCAAGAACCGAGAACATACTCTTTTTTGTATCGTATTTTTTTCTTTTTGAGTATTCTTTCCATTGTTCTTGATGGTAGAGTATCTATCTGCGGAAAGTCGCCGTTTTTTATTCTTTCTAAAGTTTTTTGTCTCATGAGTTCTTTCGACTCTTCAGAATGCTTGTGTCCTGTATGCCCATGAACTTTTCTTTTTTTAGCAGAGTTGCTCTGTTTGAGTTTTGTTTCGTCGCTGATGTCTCTGCCAGTTTGTATCTCTGACATTTTTTTGCCGTAGTCAGAGTTGGTTTTATTCACACCAAGGTTCCACGGCTTCTTTTTATACATTGGGTTTCCTGGTCCTTTTCTTTCTGTTTTTGCTTTTTTAGACCATTCAACTATTCCGGTGTTTCTCCCACAAGCAAACTTACTCCATCTAAAAACAGTTCCTTTTTTTACTACTCTCAACGCTTTTTGGCATTGCCCACAAGGGCAAACCGGACCCTGGCCAAAGTATTCTTCTTTAGTCATGTTATGTTGTTTTTTTAGATGGGATAAAAAATAGTCAGTTTTATAACAGCCAAGTTTCTTCTCTTCTTGACTTATTTCTTCTATTGTTTTTCCGCAGTGTCGGCAAACCGAAAAGTCCAGTGTTGTATCCATTTGTATGTCTCCTATTGGAATAGATGTCATACTTATTCATACACCACTATCTCCATTTCTTTTGCTATTATTTCCCACAAAGGATACTTCTTCCCGTCTGTTGTCAAAAACTTATGGTCTAATGTACATGTAATAGTAGCACCACCATCCAGTTCTATTTCAACAACCTCCTTTTCTCCTGTATCAATCACATCCAACACTTCAATAAACTCATCTCCATTGGCCGTGGGTCCAAGAACCTTGTCTCCAACCTTTATTTCTTCCATTGTTTTTAACCCGTCTGGAGTTTCTACAACAGTCGATACATCTAAACATTTATTGAAAGAATACCTTTGACTCTTCTCAATCCAGCCGAAGATTTCTTCTGCTTCTTCTTTGGTTACGATCTTGAGTTTAGTAGCGCCTTTGATAAACTTCTTCTTGAGTTTAGCCATCTCTTCTGGTTTCTTTTTACCAATAGCTTTTCTTAAGTTGTCTGCTTCTTGCAGATCAAAGCCGCCGATAACTTTAGCAATCTCCATCGCCTGTTCCTGATATACCAACTCACCGAATGTAGAGTTGAGAATAGGTTCTAGTGCAGGATGGAAATAGCTGACGGACTCTTCTCCGTTCTTGCGGTCAATGTAATGGTTTGTCACGCTCTTACCGTCTCGCACAGCCTCAAGACAACCTGGGCGAACGATAGCGATGAGAGCGGATAACTGTTCTATGTTCTCTGGCTTGAGACGCTTGGCGGTCTGTTTACCAAGCCTACTCTCTAACTGAAACACACCTTTTGTATTTCCGTCACTAATAAGATCCCAAGTTCTTTGACATTCAAGACTGATGTTTTCTATTCTTGGTTGAAAATCAATCTTTGTAACGCCATTTTCTTCAGTAATAGGAAACTTACAACCGCAGGCATATGTAAAGTATTTCATTCCTTGTTTTCCAGTTTTGGCATATGCTGATCTCCTCCATCAACAATCTCAACAACATTTATAGAAATAGCATGTTTTCCAACAACAGTTTGCTCAACTTCGCGATTATATTTATCTAAGATTTTTTGCATTGTCTGGCAAAGTTTGTTGCAGTCCATATTTGCTGTTATAGGTATTATCATTTGATTAGCCCAGATCTTTTCCATGTGTAAATAGTATGACGGAATGGCTGTCCTTCTATGCCATCTACTAAGTCTAGCATAGTTTGGGCAATATCTCTAATTTCTCTTTGTGCGTGTTCGCTATTTCTAAGTTTTTGAAAATTTGCAAAACTTCGCATATTGAAACTTACGTCTGCTTGTATCTGACTATTATATGACTTAAAGAACCTGGCTGATTCTTTTGCTCTTTTTCGTCCAACAGTACCTTCTATATCCGCTAGACATTCATGATAAAGGGAATTGCTTAATGCAGTAAACTCTTCTAATTTGATCTGCCATTTTATTGGCCAGTCGTTAGGAATATATGCTTTGTCTTCCTTAAGCTCTTTATAGCGAGCAGACTCGGCATTAAGACTACTAATACGATGCTTAAGTAAATGAATATGGCTGGCGATATCAGTATCAACAAGAAAATGCACCATAGCCTTCTCAAACGGTGTTTCATGTCCATTCTCCCATAGCATCTTAATGAGTTTAGGAATCCTTTCTTTCTTTTCGTCCGTCAAATCTCGTGATGTGCTTGTCCATGCTGAACAGGCTATGGTTTCGTCCGAGCCATAATAACCCAATAGTTCTACTTTGTTTTTCATCCTCATCCTCTGTTCCTAAAAGAAAAGGCCAGCGCCCTACCCTATAGTAGAGCGCCAGCCCTGTATTGTCAAGTCCTATTCCTGAACGATTTCGCCACCACTTCTGGTAATCATACCCGCAAATACTCTAAGATCAACATCTTCGTTGATATATGATGTTGAACCATCTGTTCTAACAACATTCATTCCACCAGGATGCCAACTTAGCGCCTCTCCATTATTTGTAGCATTAAATGGTAGCCCCATGTTCCTTGCAGCACCCTTATCGCCGTTTTGATCAATCGGATGCAACTTAAATGGTCCAAGACTATCTGCCCATCCAAGACACTGATTGATAGCATCTGGTACAGCAATCTTCTGTGTGGTCTTAATCCACGTTGGGCGACTAGCACATTCTACAATAAGAAGTGTCTTGCTTGTTCCATCACGAAACTGACCCATTCTTGTAATCTGATCCTTAATTAATGCGCCATCTGCTTCTGGCCCCTTGTTGGCGTATGGATCTGGATCAAGAACCTTATTCTTTACGCCCGTAAATACCTCATAGTCTGTGCGACCAAATGGTGAGGGTGGACTAAGTGCTGGAGCAGTTGAGTCTGAGTCTCTGCTTGGTCCATCAGGATAACTCGTCCATTCTGATCCATCGTACACATTAGATGGGCACTGAAAAACCTTAACCTGCTGTTGTGCAATAAAAAGATTTGGGCCTTCCCACCAATGAAGATTCTTATCATAGGCGTCTGCAAGCGCTGATTCTTCCATGTATGGTAGAAGGTCTACTCTCCACGATCTTTCTGTTCTTGCCTTATTATCTGATGGGGCTATTGGCGTAACACTTGGATCAATAGTATCAATTGTCCAACAGGCTGCCGGAAACTTTTGAGTGCCATTTTCAATGTTGTGTGCGGCCAATCCAAACTGTCTCATGTTGCTCATGCAATTTGCTCGTCTTGCTGCTTCCCGTGCAGATTGTACTGCTGGAAGGAGAAGACCAACTAGAACACCAATAATAGCAATAACAACAAGAAGTTCTACCAGAGTAAATCCTTTTCTTTTCATCTTTTTTTCCTTTTTGGTAGGGTAAAATTCGTAGCCTGTAGACCTTATTATACCCAACCGGCAGGAAGAGAGCAAAGGGTTTTATGTTAGAATTGCGTTAAGACATGATTTCGTTGATTGGTTTTCCACCATCCACGATTTTCACAGGGCGATCGCCAGGAGCCATAAGAGCCTTATTATAATCAATACCTAAAAGGTCATAGATAGTAGCAGCCCAATGATGAACCTCTACTGGATTATCTGCTGGTTCTGAACCTGTTGCATCGCTCTTGCCATAGAATAGACCTCTTTTAATGCCACCCCCAGCCATAACAGTGCTATACACTTTAGGCCAATGATCTCTACCGCTAGTAGGATTGATCTTTGGAGTTCTTCCAAATTCTGTTCCCACAATAACGAGAGTAGAGTCAAGCATTCCTCTGTCGTCAAGGTCATTGATTAGTGCTCCAAAGGCTCGGTCAAATTGGGGTAAGTTTCTTTCCATTTGTCGGGCAATACCATCGTGATGATCCCACCCTCCGTAAGTCATCGTCACAAAGCGGGTTCCTGCTTCAACCAATCTGCGAGAAAGCAGCATTCTCATTCCTGCGGCGTTCTTGCCATACCGCTCCTTGGTTTGTTCATCCTCTTTGTTTAGGTCAAACGCTTCAATAGCCTCGGTTGAACTCATGAGATCAAAAGCGTTTTCATAAAAAGTATCAAGTGACGTAAGCTTATCTGAAGACTGTTCGCTTCCGAATTTGTCATTGACAATCTCAAGCATCTTCTTTCTTTGATCAAATCTTTGAAGGCTGATGTTGTCTGGTAGTCGCAAGTCTCTAACTCTGAAATTTGGGCTTTCAGGATTACTACCGAGGCTAAAAGAGCTATAAGAGGAAGAAAGATAGCCAGTACCAGCAAATTCATTAGCAACTTGCGGAACTGAGATGTAAGGTGGTAAATTATTTCGCACCCCCAATTCATGCGACATTACAGCACCGAAACTGGGATACTGTAAGGCTGGGCTCGGTTTGTAGCCTGTCATCATGTTGTTGACGCCACGCTCATGGGCAGTTTCAGAGTGGGTCATGGACCGAATCACTGTAATTTTATCAGAAACACTTGCTGAATGGGGAAGGTATTGGCTAAATACTTCACCGGGAATTTTGGTTTTCACGGTTCCTAATGGTCCGCGATATTCTACAGGAGCGAGAGGTTTTGGTCCAAAACTTTCCTGATGGCTCATTCCTCCCGGTAGGAAGATATAGATAACACTTTGTGCCTTGGCATTAGGATTGAGAGCATCTTCAGCCTTCAACTTTAGATAGTTAGGCAGAGTAAGACCACCCAATCCTGCAACGCTTCCGACAAGTAGTTTTCTTCTATTTATCATTTTTTGAACGAGCCTTTAAACTTGACTTTTGATGCCATGTTTCTGTGCAGTTTCAGAAATCGGATCATGATTTCTGCGGTATCCTCCACATCCTTAATAGCATCGTGAGCACCATCTTTACTAATACCAAAATACTCTCTCAAGTTATCTAGTGAATAACTCTTGAGTTCGTTGTTGTGGCTAAACCAGTAGAACACCAGATTGATCACATCAACTACATCTCTAGGATAGAATACACTACTTGTGCCTTCTTTATTCACATTCTTGTTCTTCACACTGAGTCTATTCACAATGGGAAGATCAAACCTATAGATATTATACCCCGCAGCGATAGGAGCAGAAAATTGGCTCTTTCTGCTGGTCCTGCTGTGGTATTTATCCAGATAATCAACAAACATCTTCCAACCAACACTCTGCTTGGGGTATTTTGTCCATTCTGCATAAACATCTTCTTTAGCGCAACCCTTAACCCTAGCATGAAAATCCAGAATATCGGTCTTGTACTCATACTCTGGGTCTTTTTCCATTACCTCTGGCTTAAAGTTGCACTGAAACTGTGAATTAGGGATGATCTCCAAATTGATAGGATCAACCATTACAGCAGCAAGTTGTACTGGACTACATTCTGCTGGATTGCTGCCATCTGTCTCAAAATCAAATACGCAAATTTTGTTATAGTTCATTATTTTTATTCCTCAACTTGTACTTGTTCACCTTCTCTAAGGCCTATCTTGTTTTTTGGATTATTGGTTTCTGTTGCGTTAACAAACTTGCAGCAACTAATTTTAACTTTACTGGTTTTAGTAAAAGTTTTGTCCTTATAAACAAAAGAATCTCCAACACTAAGACTCCCATAAGTAACATTTTTCATTTTTCTACTCCTTGTCTAAGTATTTCTGAAATATTCATAACCTTATCTAACATAGCGATGCCAAGGATATCAAATTTGATAACTCCAATAGTTTCCAAATCCTGCATTTCCATACCCGCAATCATTTGTTTGTTTCTTGTGTCGTAGACCATAGGGCAGGTTTCGGCCAAGGCCTCGCTACTGATCGCAATTCCAGCCGCATGTTTGCTCTGGTTTGACTTGGTTCCTTCTAATCTAATAGCCTGCTCAAAGCGTTTGGCAAGTGGACCCTGAATTTTTCCATCATCGTCCAGATGGCACCACTCCTTGAGTTTATCTCCAACATTCTCAAGAGCCCAACGAATAATACTCGCTTCTCCGGTGTCTTCTCGCATTTGTTGTAGTTCATCAGCGATTTTCGCTTCGTCTGGAATATTCTTGGTAATCTTATTCATCTCTTCAAAACTAATGTTTCCATAAGCTCTGAACACATCTTTTAGTGCTCCGCGACCTTTGATCGTGTTGAAAGTGATCATTTGAGAGACTTTATCTGCTCCGTACCTGTTTTTGATATATTCGATGATCTCTTCTCTTTTATCAATAGGAACATCCACATCAATATCTGGCATAGAAATATGCTCAGCAGTATTACGACCAGCATTGTAAAATCTATCAAATAGAAGGCTATATTTAATAGGATCAATACTAGTAATACCAATAAGATAGGAGACCAAGCATCCTGCAGCAGATCCTCTTCCTGGTCCTGGCAGCCATTTTTCTTCTCTGACATGGTTTACAATGTCCTGAACTATAAGGAAATAACTAGACAGATCCGCACCCTGTAATACATCTAATTCGTATTTAACACGATCAGTATAAGTGTTGTATAGATTTTTGTCCACTTTATCGTGTATTTTTTCTCTCCACCCATTACGGCAGAGTTGACGAAGATATTCATCTGGATTTTCGCCGCCAGGACATTGGAAAGGAGGAAGTTTTGGCTTGCTCGCAATATCAAAATCCTCAATCAAACTGTTGACCAGATTAGTATTCTCAATGTGTTCTTCTTTGTGGATTTCCCTTATCTCTTCTTGAGAAAGAATATGAAAGTTGTTGGAACTAAAGAAGCATTCAACCGGAACCTTGTCTCCAACGCTGAGTTTGCGGGTGATTTCCGGCATAGTAGTTTTGAGGTTGTTGCAGAGCAGGATTCTCTGATCGTCTGCGTCTTCACGACGAGCATAATGAGCGTCTGGGGTACAGATAACCTTTACACCCATTTTGTGAGCGAGAGATTCTATAGCGTCTGTAAGAGGTTTTTGTATGGGATTATTCTCTAGATCCATCAACTGCGCCTCAAGAAACACATGATCTTTGCCGAACATTTCAACGAGTTGGGCAACCAGATCTTCTCCGCTGCCAGCTACACGATCCTCCTCAACCATTTTGTTAGCCAGATTACTACCAAGATGCCCTGTAATACAGATAAGGTCTTCACAGAACGGCGCAATCCTGTCCAGATCAAGTCGTGGTTTATGATAAAAATATTCTGGTTTATTTGACTCTGATACGAGCTTGATCAGATGCTGCCAACCATTATAGTTTTTGGCCAGAACCAGCATGTGAGAATTGGTGTTATCTTTCTCTTTTATTGATGCGTCTTTTTCACAAATATATAGCTCGCAACCCAGAATAGGTTTGATATTATTTTTCCTCATAGTCTGATGAAACTGCACATGACCAGCGATATTTCCGTGGTCTGTCAGGGCACAAGCGGAAGTCTCAATTTCTAGGCATCTTTTAGCAATTTGTTTAGGTTGAGATAGTCCGTCTAACAGACTATAATGACTATGACAATGTAATGGTATATATTGCATTTAATCCTTCCAAAAGACGACACAGAGGGATTTGTGTCCTGGCCGTACACTATAATAGCCCAATCGAAGGTGCGTGTCAAAAAAAAAGAGGCGTTCCTCAAAAAAGAAGAACACCTCTAATTTTAGAGCAGTTTTAAAAACTGGAATTATTCAACGTTAAGATCATTTACGTTGTAAGCTAGATTAAATCTAAACGTATAATCTCTTCTGATTGTGTCTGCGTCTAGAATTCTTGATGTTGATGTTGTTGCCCATGAAGCATCACCAGTAGCGGCAATACCAGATGAAACTGATTCAACTAGAGAAAAACCGATTTCTACACCGCTAGCAGTTGTTGAGTTGCCAAAGCTTCTTAGTGTTTCTACTGGGATAACAAGAGCGTCTGTAGCGCAGGAAATGGTGGCACCATTTGCTTGAATAGCTGCTCCTGTAAAGATGTCTGTTAATGATGGACGTGCCATAAAAATTCTCCTTTATTTTTCTTGTAAAAACTAGTTTTATTTAGGGTTATAACCTTGCTTATTAATATACACCAAATTACTCTACAGAACCAGGAGCTTTGTATTTTCCAACACTAAACCCAGGAATCTTGTATTTCTCAACTGTTTGATCCATACCAATAAATTCTACCGAATGTTTTATCTCCTCACACATGGTCATCGGGCAACCGTGAGGTGTTCTTTGATTATCTCTGTATTCTATTGCTGCGTCTGGGAAGTAATTCTTGCCAAAATGGCAGAGTTTGCTACATTTCCAGGTTTTACTGAGAAGTGGACGCCTACAATTTTTAATTCTTTCAAATTTTTTCCTAAGCATATCCTCTGTTTCTTGCAACTGACTCTTATCATAACACATACTGAAAATTCCACCATCATTGATGAAATAGATACTTACAATAATGTGGTCAATTTCAGGATAGAGCCTACTTGCTGCATAATGATACATTCTGAGTTGAGGGTCTTTTTCCAGTTTACCGAATGTCTTCTCAGTCCCGGTAGCCCAGTCTAATCTTTTTCCTGTCTTGTAGTCAATAATTTCTAGGGTATTTTCATTGGGCTGAGTAATCAGATCAATAGTGCCTTTTATGCTCAAATAGCCTTCCATATCGTCGCTGTATTTATAGTAGGCCCAAGGCTTCTCTATGGCAAGGTCAAATTTTTGTTCTGGCTGAACTATATTCTGGTTGCGAGGATCAAAGTTTCCACCCTGAATAGAGAGTGTTTTATCTACCCATTTGTGACAGTGTTTGAGGTCCAACGATCTCCAATCAAGATTTGGACTATGAGAACTATAGTATTCATAAACTTTTTCTGTTATTTTTTCTACATCGTGGTTTATGGTATTGATCTCGCCAACAATATCGTCGGTGATACTAATTTCGCCTTTAGAGCAAGCTACAGACACATCAGCCAGTATTTCCATTACTTTATGAACAACGGTGCCTTTTGCTGCTGCTTTACCAGCTTCACCACGAATACCCAGGCCGTATTCAATAAAATATTGTTGTTCACAAAGACTATGAGTATTATAGCTACTGCTTCTTAGGTAGGTAATTATCATAGAATACCTTTTTCTGTAAGAATTCTCAGAAGAGTTTCATTTTTAGCCTCCAGATCCATAAAACCATTCTGAATAGTCTTATCAAAGTTTAGTTCATCATAGTTCTTTCTGTCCAAGGCAGTCTCGCTCGCATGGTCAGATTTATACAGATCGCGGTTTAGTTTGATAACAATGCCACCAGCATTTTTTACTGCCTCTACTTCATTGGGAAATCGGCAATCATCAATAACCGCTAAATCTTTGCCTTCTTTGATAATTCTTCGGATAGTAGCGTCGGCCCATACATTTGGTTGCATTGTGCGAAACCAATCAGTCCCTATAATCTGCATCACCTCTCGGCCAGAAAGTTGTTTTCCTTCCCATTGGCAATTTACAAGTTCGTTTTTCTGTTCATCCGTGCCATAGCACTGCTCATAGGTCAAACCAAGAACATCAACACAAACCTTCTTTAGAGTATCAGCAAAAGCATATCGGCCAGAAGAACCGCTTCTGTAGTTTTCAAGCAAAAAATCTGCCGAACTACTCTTACCACTCTGTTTTCTTCCAGCAAACGCTACAATCTTTGTCATACAAGTTTCTCCAGTAATGGTTTGATTTCCTGATTTATTTCTTCTATGCTCATTTCCCCAATGTCTGCTTTAGAAAAAGTTGGGATATGTACATTATAGGTGTTTTTGCACTTCTCGGCAATCTTAGCAGCAGCCTTTTTGCCTGCGTCGTCGTTGTCTGTCAAAACTACTAGACTCATGGCTCCTGTACCATCCAACAAAACCTTTTGTCTGTCGCTCATACTGGAACCATAAATAGCCACACTATTATGAATACCTGCTTCTTCAAGCCTCCACACATTACCTGGGCTTTCCACAATAATGGCGGTCATGCTTTCTAGTATATGTTTCTTGGCAAACCAATAGTTATACAAAGAATACTGGCTCTTAAAATCCTTACTATGCTTCCATTTTGCGTTCAACCACAGATAGTTCTCGTCTGGACATCTGTTTTCTGGATCATGAAAAGATCCACAGGTGTCACATTTTTCAAAAACGCTTCTGCCACTAGAACCGATAATATATTCGCCTTCGTTGTCGTAAATAGGCACAACAACCCTATTATACATGGGTTTTTTATCGTTTGTGCATAACCCGACATCATACTTCTCAAGTATTTCTGCTGAATAGCCTCTGTCTAGATAATATTGTGCAGGGATCTGAAGAGCTTGTGTCACATACTCTTTCTTAACTTTAGTTTGTGTTTCTTCCTGCTTGTTATTTACATAGCTCATAACGCTAGTAAATGATTGTTTGTTACGATCTGCTCTATTGATACGAAGGTTGCTAAGGTCTTGCTTGGCAAACTTTTGAGCAAATTCTAGTGCCTCAGCGAATGTAACAGTTTGATCTCCGTCCTTTTCCCAGTTGTATTTTTTGTTGCTTAATACCCCTCGGATAAAACCAATAAGAGAAGGCTTGAATACCTCCTCACAAGAATGTGTGCGACACTTCCAGTTTCCTCTGTATGTATCGCCATCTGGATATAGGCTGATAGCACTAGGATTATCGCCTCCATGAATAGGGCAACAACCAGTTATCATTTTACCGTTTTCTTTGTATTCCAAATCCAGATAGTCAAACAAGCTCTCTATGTCATCACACAGAATATCACAGAGCATCTTGATCTTTGACTGATCAATTGAACGGGATTTCTTCGTCCTCGTGTTCATCTACAACAAATCCTTCATCGTCGTCCTTAGAGTTATTCATCAATTCCAAACGTGTTTTGCCTTCCGTGATCTTGGCACACCAACCTTTCATGTGGCAGTTGATGTAGTCGTTGTCATCCAATCCTCCTCCGTGTCTTGCGATAAGAGGAACAAGTTTCCTGTTTCCGTTCTTTGCTCCGTCTTCTGCTATTTCTTCGTCGCTCTTTCTTTTGAAGATCGTGAAGTTGGAACATAGCCAGATGATACGGTCTGAACCGCTCGCTGAATCCGTCGATTCTTTCGTTATACCGTCTCGGTTTAACTGGATGAAGGCTACGATAGGAACTTTAAACTTGACCGCGAAATTGTGGAGTTGGGTCATCATAAAGCCCAAGACCTGATACTCTTTCAAGTCCTGCGTCATTCCAGCAGTATCCATCAACTTCAAATAGTCATAAAAGATAACGCAGTCCTTTGCCGTACCATCATCGTTTAACCCAACTTCTTTGACTAACCATCTCTTCATAATGCTGATCTGGTCTTCAAACGCTTTACCAGCAATAGTTTTATGAAAAAGTTTACCGTCTTTGAGTTGTTTGGCGGCTTCATAGATCTTTCTGGCTTCATCTGGAGTATCAGCATACTTTCCTGTTTCAATCTTGCTGATCTCTGTCTCGGTCATCATAGCAAGAACCCGATGGATGTGATCCTGCTTGGTCATTTCTGTATCCATGTTTAATACAGGAATGCCTTGAGAAGCGATGTATTGACCCATGTTATCAGAAAGAAGAGTTTTACCTGTCTTTGGGCGAGCACCGATAACATTTACTGTGCCTTTTCTCAAGCCTCCGCCGATAGCCTTATCATAAACCGGAAAACCAGTAGGAATACCAACTTGATCTATGGGATTTTCTTCAAGTTCTTTTAGGTATTCTTCCAAACCATTAGCGATATGCTCTGGTGCTTCGTCACTATCGTTGAGCAGGTTAGTGAAGTTGAATACGGTGTCTTCTGCAATACTGAGAATAGAGCCTATATTCTCTGATCCGTTAACTTCTAATAGTTTGTCTTGTGCTAGTTCTAGTTGTTTTCTGAGAAGTCTAGCAATCTCTAGTTTTCTGATCTTTGCGGCAAACTTGCGAACATTACTGAAGTTCACAGGAAAATCAACAATAGCACGAAGATGTTGTGCTTCCTGCTTTTTATGCAGAATAGAGGCTACCTCAAGTTCTTCCGCTACAGAGTAAACACTGGCAACATCAACCTCAGAGCCTTTATCGCAGAGATGCTTTAGACACTTGTAGATAATAACATTACTATCAATAGTAAATGATGACTCACTAACAATGTCTGATACTTCTAGATAAGCGTTCTCTCCATAAGAGAAAATACCTGCTAGAACTGCTCTTTCTGCTGATGGATCACTTAGCATAAGTTAACCTGATGATGAAGCGCATTTGTTACACTTGTATCTTTCAACACTTTCAACCAACGCGCTGCTAACCTCTTGATTTGTACCACACACTCTGCATCTAACACTCATCATAGATGATGGGCGTGCTCTGTCCGATGGTCTATTATTTCCCCAAAGTTTTTTGTCTATTTCTGTGTCGCTCTTGTGCATGTTTCGTTCAGACATAGTATCAAACTTGTTGGGTTTGCCTTTGGTCTTACGAACAGCCTTCTTTTTCTTCTGAGTAGTCTGGACCGGAGACTCCTCTTCATATTGTAGTTCTTCTTCGTCGTCTGTCAAGCCCTTTTGCAAAATTGCGATGAGGGCCATGATGTCTTCCTTCTCAAGAGCCATGTTTCACCTTTGTTCTTTGGATTGAAAGTAAAATGTCTGATAAATTTTTTAGATTATTCGCTAAAAATCCTAGCCTATCCATTCTTTGCTTAGCATACTTCTTGATGCTATTTAGAGTAGATGCTTTTGTATTTCCGGTTATAGCCTGATAACTTTTTTCAACATAACCATATCCCTTATAGTTGTTGATCTCGTTTGCAATCACTTCCTTGATAGTTTCTTCTGCCCAATTGTGTCTCGCCTGCTCTCTATTCAATGTTCGTTGAATGTGAAAAGCAAATTGACCAAGACGCATACTGATCTGGGCACAATCTTCAGGTGCCAGTTTTTCAATCGCATCTCGGTTCATTGTGAGATAATCTTGCAGTTCGTCTTCAGAAAAGCTGTCGGCAGCATAAACTGGCATACCGATACCTTGTTCGTATTCATCCAGAACCTTATCCCAATGGGCGACCTGTTCTTTACTGTTCATGCAGAATACTCCTCCATTCCTCATCCGATCCATCAAAAGGAAAAACTATATGCGTTATACCGTTCTGTTCGCACCATTCCTTCTTCTCTACGTCTCTCTTCTTTGCTTTAACAAAACTTACCATGTTTGTGTGGTAGAAAGGAATAAATTTGTAGTGCTGTTCTCCGTGAACTTCAACGCAAATCTTCTTGAGAGGTAAGTAAAAATCCATGTATAAGGTCACACCTTTTTTGAGAGGCATGGACACCTCTTCGAGTATTTGTAGAGTCGGATACTCCTCTTTTAGAAGTGCTCGTGCTCTCAAATGCAGGTCAGACTTGTTGGCTGTGCCATAAGCTACGTTGCCAGTAAGTAACCAGTTAAGATTATTACCATCTAGATCTTTTATTAACATTTTACCCCCATCATTTCCTTGACTTGTTTTAATAAATCTTCGTAAACTTCTGGGTTTTTAGCAACATACTGCTTTACTTTCTCAACACCCTGAAACTTTGGTTTGTCTTCCAAATGCTCAAGCGTAAACCATGCTCCAGCCTTCTTGATGATACCAAAGTCAGTAGCAAGATTCACAACTTCTGTTTCCTTGTCAATCCCAATGCCATAACGAATGTAACTTGTCATACTCGCTCCAGGCGCACCAAGAGCAGAGCATACAACCTGCCACTCAACTTCTTGACCAACAGGAGTAGTATCACTACCAATCGTCCAAGGACTAAACTTCTTTGCTCTCATCTTGATATCAGTCTGATAAGCAATAGCCTGTCCACTCTTTTCCTTAAACTCAGCACCATAGCCAGTAGGATTACCCATCAAATGAGTAATACCAATAACAATATTTTTATTAACAGGAATAACATTAGCCACCTTTCTGCAAAACTTAGCAAGCAGTTTGGCTCCGTCCGCTCTCTGCATCTTGTTCATATCACTTGTAATCTCTGCTTCCGTACAGAGAGCCGAATAACTATCAATAATCACCACACTACCAGGAACTTCATTAATCAGTTTCTCAGCAATCTGCAGATACTCTTCAGCATGAAGAATCTTGCCTTGTTGACTTCCGATCACATGAAACTTGTCAGGGTTTAGATGAGGTATTCCCTCAAGGTCACGCTTTTTCAGCCTACCCTCGATGTTCAGGTAATACACCTCACGCCCGTCCTTGAAACTGTCATAGCCATACTTTGGGTCTTGTGCTGTTGCAGCAAGATAGAGTGACGTGGTAGTTTTGCCACACTTTGGCTGTCCTGTGAGAACAACAAAACTTCCTTCTGGAACTCCTCCGTTCAATAGAATATCTATTACCGGACTTACTGGAACGATCACACTCTTGGTATCAATAATGTTATTACCGCTAAGGATAATTTTGTCACCAAAAGTTTTTGTGATGTCTTTCTCTATTGCGCTACTCATCTAAGTCCCTCAGTTTTGAAATAATGTTCTTCTTAACTTTCTTTTGAGCAAACTTGACTTCTTGTTTTCTCTCATAAGTTTGCGTCAACTCCTCGCTTTGGCTTGCCAGAATCTTCTCATACTCCTCTATAATAGGGTACAAAAAGGTGGCCCGCAACGAAAAAATCTTCCGACCCCTCGGGTCGTTTAAGGCTTTGATAATGGCTTTAGGGTTGTATTTTTTGACAAGTTTATTCGCTGCCGGAATTTGTCCTTTATAATGCTTTTGCCATTTATCACTTGTCCAGAATCTATAATGAAGATCCATTTGGTTCTGCCGAGCCCAATTCTCACAAATTATTTCTGTGATATACTGGGCGGCAGTAACCTCTTTACCATTAGAATACTTTGAAATGTATTTCTCCATCACCCATTTGGCCTGAAGATTACATCTGCTCTCTTGGGTGGACATGCTTTGATCTCGTCTCCTATAGACGACCCTTCTTTGGTAAGAATAGCTGTGCCCTCGTGTTGAGCATCAAAAGACAAATCTTTCTTGGAGGGAACTTGAACTGGCTCTGGGTTGTCTTCCAAAACCTTAGATACTGTTTCTACGGTAAGACCAAGTTCCTCAGAAATATCTTCTGTTGACTTTCCTTCATTTCTCAAGTATAGAACTGAGTATTCCTTAGCCTTACTAATCTTTAAACCCATTATGATAACTCCCTTTCTGCGTTATTTAACCACGCTACATTCTTGGTCTTCAAAAAACTAATGTATAACTCAAAAACTCTGAGGCTCACTTTTTTGAACTGAAACTCATTTGCTCCAATCATTTTGTTGAACCTTTTGTGTTGTCCTTCTGTATACATTCCTGTTGGATTATACAGTTTGCCGTATCTATTGGATTTTACAAAATAGTTTGTGCCACCATGTTCTGAATCTTTTGCTTGTGCATAAATCTTATCAGACTTTGAGCTTACTCTTGAATAGCCGTCATCATCAATCCATTCCTGGTTACCAAAGCAAGTATAGTATTTGTTTGTGTCTTGTTCAGGAGCATGTTCTTCTGTTGTTTTGTCAGACCTGTAAATAAAATCGCTGATGTTTACCTGTTCTCTCATGTCCACTTTACTCCTTTGGTTTTCTTCATTCTTGTCATGCCCTTTGGTAATGTGTTCGTTGATGGGGTTTCTTTATAAGCGTTGTGTTTTTCGTGTAAATGTGCTTTGTAGTCATCGCTAAATTTTTCACTGTTTCTTCTCGCCAAGTCTCCAATAGTTTTTAGCTCTGAATCTGCTTTTCTAACAGAGCCATTCAGAGTCAAGAGGTCGTCTACATACATTCTGTGGGCTTGACGCTTGCATTCAGAGCATTTTACAGTGTCCTTATAGTCTGCGATACTAGAAAAAATCTCAAAAACATTTTCGCATTTTGAGCACTGATAGGTATAGGTTGGCATCTTAAAATTCCGGTAAGTAGAGTTTCCATTCCTCGGGGACTTCCTTTATAGTAGCCAGATAGTCATAGATCGGCAAGTAGCGGAGCCGTTTTTCTGGTTTTACTGGTATTTTTAGCAGGGGCATACCTGCCTGTTTGGGGGTTCGGTTTCCTTTGTGGGAATTACAGCGTACACAAGCGGTCACAATGTTTGTCCAGTTTGTAGGACCATTCTGTGACTTGGGTATTACATGGTCATATGTCAAATTTCCATGATCAAAACCTTTGCCACAATATTGACAAGTGTATTCATCTCTAATAAAAATGTTTTTACGAGCAAAAGTAATCTGGCTCAGATTGGTCTTGAAAAAACGATTAGTTTTCGCAACAGCAGGAATTGGATAGTTCTTTCCTCCTGCTGTGCGGATGTGGTCGTTCTTATAAAAATCTATTATCTCTATGCCATAACTATTATTATTCTGGTATTTGATACTCCATACAATAGCCCTCTTCCAACTCATAAGTGTGAGAGGAGTATAGTCTACATTCAATAGCAGGCATTTAGTATGGTTTGTTCTCATATTCTTCAAGTTTGTCAAGAATTCTACCGATGATCGGGTTTCTTATTATATCGCAGGCTTCTAGGAAAGCAAGCCCTACACCTTCAACATCTGGCAGTCTTTCCATTAGTTTTATAAAGCCGCCCTTTTGGTGCCTATTCAGGTCGGTCTGAGCAGCATCTCCGGTCAAGACCATTGTGCTGTCGTTACCAATTCTGGTGATAAGCATCTTTAACTGCTCGTATGTAGCGTTCTGACATTCATCAGCCACAATAAAACATTTATGAAAATTCCTTCCTCTCATCAAACCAAGAGGCACTATTTCTATTTTATTCTCATTTCTAAGACGAGCATAATCAGCCATGCTAATAAAATGATTGATCTCATCTAGAATAGGAATAAGATAAGGATGTAGTTTTTCCTCTGCTGATCCAGGCAAAAAGCCGAGCCTTTCGCCAGCCTCAACAACAGGTCTGGTGATAACTATTTTTTCAACTTTGTCTTTTAGAAGCCACTCCATAGCCAAACCTATTGCTATGTGAGTTTTTCCTGTTCCTGCTATTCCCTGACAAAACGTAATATCGTTTTCGCAGATGGTTCTGATGAGTTCTTTTTGATTGTCTGTTTTAGCAATAAGCCTATTGACGAACTGTATCTCAGGAACTTCTGGAATAATAACTTTAGTTACGTCTACAAACTTTGCTCGCTTACTCGTCTTGCTGCTCGCAGGACGAGTTTTGTTTGGTTTTCTGCTCAAGATGTGTACCTCTAATGACTAGATAAGACAAGCGCCACCAGCACAACTGACCTCTTCAATGCCAGTTGTGTTATCCTCCGTTTCTGAGAGTTGTGTATAATCTACCTTTTGAAAACTATCTTTGAGATCACGGTAGGTTTTCCAGTTATAGACATCTTTCATACAATAAGTCAATCTCTTTACATCTCCATCAAAATACTTACCAGCAAAATTCTTCATTCTGGTGGTAAAGTCCCTCTTCCCTGCTTCATCAGTATCCTTGGCCTGATTAAGAGTTACATAATCGCAAGCAGCCCATAGGTTCTTGTTGAAGTTTTGCAGAGCGAGTTCGATAAGTCCTGAGCACCATAGACTAGCATCTCCATATTCTTTGACTATTTCTCTGCTTGTATAAACAGTTGTAAAAGGAGCCTGTGGATAATCCTTGTCTCCACTCTGAGGGATCAAACTGATACCTGCATAATACTTTCTGTTCTTGTAAATAAATTTTGTTACATCATCCCATTCGTCTGGTTTTACAGTAACCGTATTTGAAACGTTATGCGATAAGTAACTTTGTGTACATAGTTTATCGTTCTTTCCGTTATTTACCCAGTTCATTTGAGTCTGTTTTACAACATCAAGCATTTCTACCGCCGGAAGTTGATTCTTTAGTTTAGACCCATCTGGTACTTCAATCGGAAACTTGATAACTTCGTCAGTGTCGTTTGCCGACCAAGAAGATTTCTCGCAAGCCTGTGGATTATAACTTCTAAAGTATTGGTATGGCGCTTCAAGAACATTAGCCTGAACATGACGAATGTATCTCTTGGCATGGTGCGGATGAATGCCGCTACTTGTGCCAAGCATACTGCTGCTTGTTCCTTCTGGCTTTAGGCAAGTCACTCTTGCTGCTTGATTAATGCCAATCTTTTGTGCAATTTCTTCGTTTGTTTTTACGGCAATTTTTGCTCCGTTTCTTAGCGTTTTTTCTGAAAGCACAAGATCAGGCTTTTCCATAATTCCTGTAAGACTAACACCCAATAGGGCTTCTCGTTGGAAGATTTTTTCACTTGTTTCTCCTAGATATTTCAAGGTAGTGAAACCAGCTTGTAGTGTGCCGATAATAGCAGCAGCACGACATCTTTCATAAAAATCTGCTTCGTCTACGATAGATGAGCAGTTGATCGTACTTAAATTACATCCTTGCCAACCACTTTCTCCTGTTAGTTCATCTACAGGCCACATGCCGATCTCAACACAAGGATTAAAAATCATATCCTTATCATCGCTCCAAATAAACCCAGGCTCACCGAACTCCTTAACGCTCTGCATCAGAGTTTCAAACTGTTCAAAAGTTGTCTCGTTCTTTAGCAATAGAGCAGAGTTGTTGCTTCGCGCTCTTTGTGGATTATCAATAAACCAGTTGCCTGTTTTGGCCTTAGCCATTTCTTCGTCTTCTGGGCTAAATAGTGCTAGAGAGGCAGAGCGCCTGACACCACCAGACAATACAGCGTCACTACTGTGCATAACGATATCATAAGCATCCACCGGCCTGAGCTTTCTCTTGCCATCACTGATACACCTTTCTAATAGAGAGCGAATTTTTTCTAGACCATTCTTGAGAGGCTCAAAACCAGGGGCTTTGCCAACACCAGAACCAAGAGGTTCACCTTTCTTTCTGATCTGACTATAATCAAAATCAACATTAGCCCCAACATACTTTTCAAATTTTGGGTCTGATGCTACGCTAAAATAAGAACTAACTAATACGCCAAGGCTATCTGCCCAACCTTCAATGCTATCTTCAATAACATAGGTTACAGGACGACCTTTCTTTGCTACTTGTCGCAATTCTGGCAATTTTGCAACATGATGCTCTTGTACGCTAAACCCTGTTCCGCTACCGCAAAGCAATAGCCAGAAACATTCTTGGAAAAAGCGTAGACGATCACAGTATGAACTTGTGCAGTTGTAGATCTTGGCGTGTGTTTTGAGAATTGGATCACCGCCGAATTGAAGTGCTCTTTGGCTTCCTAAGACTTTCTTACGATACATTATGTCGTAAGCCCAATCAATTTCCTCAGAGATGTTGTTGTCCTTATACTTCGTGTGCATCATGTTCCTAACCCGATCAACCGCTTCCTTCCAAGTCTCTCGCCGCTCCTTATCCTGAATCCACCGAGCGTATTTACTGACAAAAGTATAGTTCTGAAGTTCGTTGAGGGCCGACATAAAATCTCCTATTTTAACTTATCTTTGTGGACAACTAATAATACACCTTGAGCGACTCTCTATAGTAGGTTACTCCAAAAAAAAAGCAAGCCCCTCCGAGCGGAAAGGCTTGCCTATTTTGAAAAGAAAAAAGTTTATGAATCACTCAGCTTATTGTATATAACCAAAGTTAAACAAGCGCCTGCGACACCCATAAACAAACCTGAAGGTGAAACAGCGTCGTATTCACCCAACAGATAGAGAATAGCACCACCCATATAGGAGCCCACTACTCCTAATACTACCGTTTTAACAAAGCCGAAATTCTCTTCGCCAGGAATAATGCTCTTGGCGATACTTCCGACAAAAATACCATAAACCATCCAAATTAAAATACTAAACATTTTTATACTCCAGAAGTGCTAAAACCTGTTCTTCCTTGATGTTTTGTCCTAATTCCGTTAGAGTTTTAAATAGGGGTTCTCCATAAATTTTATTCTGATCACGGGTTAAGTTTTGTCTAATCAATCTTTTAACTCTGTGTTTTTGGATCAGTTTCAAATTATTCGAATTAGTTTTTATCTCGTTGTGTATAAATCTAACTTTTTCTTCATGACTAAGACTACTTAGCTTATTTTTTCTGCATTCCTGTATAATTCTGATGACTCCTATCATAATAGAAATCAGCATTAGAATTGTAATAGGGTCTATTCCGAAACGTTCTTCTTCTTTAATCCTACCCATAGTTCTGTCACGAACTATTTCTGCTGTATTTACTATAATTTGACTGGACATAACTATTTCCTTAAATAAAAGTTCTTGATTGGGACGAGAGGCTGGTCGTCTTGAAATGTGTCTTCTGGTTCTGGTGCTGGTTCGCTCTTGTCTGGAACACAATAACCACAATCCACCCTCTCAATATTATCACCACTTATATACCATCCTTTACCTTCACATACTGGACAATCCTTCCTTGGGTATTTTTCGTCTGGAGGCACATCGTGCCTTGCTCTAATTACTCCACCAATTAAACTTACAGCAGCAGTAGAAACAGGCTGAAAATCACCCATAATAATTGCTCCCATGAAAGAGGCTAGAATAAACGCACTAGTTATTGTCTTCATTGTTTTTCTTCTTTCTTCTCCAAGGGAAAATCGGTGTTCTGTCTGGTTTTACTTCTACTGTCACATCTTTATCTGGTTGTATAATCTCTATGAGTTTTAGTATAAAGTCAGAGATAATTTTAATCAATCTATTTAGTGCGATCTTATCTAAAAACTTCATGCTTCACCTCTATAGATAATCCACAAAACCAATGTCTGGAAGTTTCTGTGGTTTAAACCCATTGAAATTGCTAAAGGCATACGCTCCGTTGCCGCTAATCATTCCTGCTGCATCACTTTCTCTGATCCAGAAACTACCCTCAGGTTGATCGTGAACTTTAGGTCCACTATTCCATAATCCCCAACTATTTTGAACCAAGAACAAAGTTTCATTATGACGATCATGAGTATCATCAACAGCAATCCAAGCCATTGCATGAGCCCATGATCCACTCCTTCTTGCTATGCCCTTGCTGTCTCTTTTACTGCTAAATCCATAGCCAGAACATACACTCAAACCATAACCATTAGCAATAGCATCACGAGCTTCTTCTACTGAACGAATTAACGACACTGTTCGGACCTGATGATCATTAGCAAGATCAATAACTTTATCTGGAAGACCTCTTGCTCCCCAACTTGCACCAAGACTGCCGTTATACTTGCTAAAGTTGGCAACTCCAGGATAATCCTTTCTCAGAATAACCCCACCTGTTTTACTAACAAATGTTGCTGCTCGGCTACAACTCATACCTTGCATGCCATGACCACGAGCACCATAGATTGCTTCAGTAGCACTTCTCGCGTGCCATCCTTCACGTTCACCTTTTACATCAATTTCTACGGCTCTCGTTAAATCTACAGCATTCCGAGTTGAGTGAGCAACACAATCCCCTGTAGTTTGTCGTTCGGTATATGCTTTAGGGTCAAACTTCAGCACGCTCTTAAATGGCAAGCATAATTTACCCTTACCACTATCTTTGATCCTACCAGCACCATCGCTAAAGTAGCCGTATCTTGAAGAGGACATTAGTTCCTCAAAAATATGCTCTTCCCAGATAGCGCCCTGAAGACCTTTCTTATACTCATTTAGTAGATCAGCTGGTTTGTATGCTGGCATTATTTTGCTCCTTCTTGACATCCCCAAGCGAGTGCCTCAAACGCTGCTACGGCAGATTCTCTCGTTTCCCCATTTAAAACTGCTACATCGTCGCCCACAGCTTTAACCACAAGCTCTCTAGCAGCCACAGCAAGCCCAGGATAGTCTCCTTTGAGCTTTAGATTCATCATTTGTCCAGCAACACTATTTACTTCTCTGATTTCGCTGGTGGTTCTAACTACCTCGTCTGCTCCTTCTAGGCTAATAAGCTTAGCGATATCAGCATAAAGAGCAGCAAGTTGTGGAGCGTCAACTTTAGCGTCTTCTCCAGATTGTAGTGCTTTTGCGACTTCTAGTGCAGAAGCGAGGAGTTCTGGATCTGTTGGTTCAGCAATAGGATCTACCGATGGAACTGTCACTGGTGTGCCTCCTCCGAGTTTGAATAGGCTTGTTAGGTCGGGCTTTAAAATACCAATAGCAATAAGTGCTGCTCCGACCATTAGGAATGCTTTATTGTTCATTTTTTATCTCCGCATACTGTTGGGGCTAGATATTGGAAAGTATCATCTAGAGACTTTACTGCTTCTTCGCATTTATACTGTTCTGCTAGATCTCTTGTTCTTTTCCATGCTGCTACCATCTCAAAAAACACATCATTATCAGACTTGTCTTCTGGCTTAACAACATTAGGAACAAATACTTCTGGACGAACTAATGGAGCAGGAGCAGGAGCAGGTTTACTCTTAAGCATTTCCTTTACTTGATCAAATAGATCCAACAACATTTTCTGAACAGGAGATAGCTTGTCCTTAAATAGAACAAAAAGAACAACTCCGATTCCTGCATAAAGAGCCAGATCCGTTGGCCCAAGAGATGAACTAAATTCTTCAAAACTTTGTGTGTAATTCATTATACTGCCTCTTTAGGTTGGAAAATTCCTGTATTTCTAAATACTGCTACCATACTATCTATAGTTGAACTTACCAGAATCATCAAAAAAGCCTTGACATACTTGTGGATCATAGGTTCAACAAGATTTGGGATTACTGGAATGTCAACTACTAGAAAAACTTTGTCATAAAAATCGCTCAAAAGCTTCATAGCCAGAGCCTTTTTGTCTGGACTACTCAAATCATTCCCAACAGCCTCAATAATTTGAATCACAGTTGCTGTAGCAAGCTGTAAAACTTTCCAAGCTTCTGCTATTGCGACTCTTTTGAGTCCAGATAAACTCTCCTTAACTGTCTGTGTCAGCTTCTCCACTTCAGCTGAGATCAATTCTGTGCTCGTCATCTTGTTCTTCTTTCTCTCGTTTTGCGAGTTCTAGTTCTACTTGTTTTGAAATTTCTTTTGCTATCGCCAAGTCTGTTAAAGCTTTCTTTTGTTCGTTTCTACTCTTTAGATATTTATATAGTACGACAGCTTGACCAGAAAGCAAGAAAACACTCTCAACTCCGTGAGAAATATCACTAATGAGTTCTTCTTTTTGATCAAAATCTTTTATAAACCCTAAAATAAAAAGTCCACTAAATACGAAACTAACTACTGTGAACCAAAATTCGCTAGTTTGATAATTTTTTTTCATGCTCCACCACCATCCAAGAAGGATTGATTGTAAAATCTGTTATCATATTTCGTGGCGAAGTCGGCAATAATGGTAGCTGTATCTACCGTTGGATCTGGTAGTTGATAACCAAATTCCTGTGTGTTTTTATCTACAGATGTTCTTGTTTGAGTTTTAGGAAGCTGGACTACTGATAGATTGTTATTTATAGGTTGTCCTGCTTTTGCTAGTTCTATTACTGCCATGATTAATCCTTTCTGTCCATTCTGGATTCTAATGCTTCTAGTGTTGTTCCCAACATAGCAATTTGTATTTTTAGATCTGTCATAACTTCACTGTTATGCTTTAGTGCTAATGAAAGTTCTTTTTGTATTTCTTTGTTTGCGGCAAGGCGCTCCATGATGTATTGTCTATCTTGAGCATAAGGACTGCGAGTTTCAATCATTTCACAAACTTCTGCTTTGGTTACTAGTCTTCTAATGACACCAAACCAAAAAGCGATCATAGTTACAACTAAAGTGAAAGCTGTATTAGCTATGTGCTGCCAGAAATTTTCATACATCTCCATTTGATGCGCCTTTCTCAAAATAAAAGGCCATTGTCCTCAAAACAGCCAATGACCCTTTAAAGTGTGTGTTATGTTTTGTTCATATTCTAACAGTTATTTTTTTACCATTGAGTGCTAGCTTTGTATTGATCGAGTGTTGGCTGACCACCAACAACGTATCTGAGACTTGCTGGTGAAGCAGGTGTGTCGTCAACAGTTTTATCTGCATCAGCAATGTCTGTTACTGTTCCAGCGGCAGCGATACTATACCAAGGATCGTCCACAACTGCTGGTGCAGGCGTGATTGCTCCAGTAAAGAGATTTAGCTGTCCGTTTCTGATTGCTGTAGTAAGTTGTCTGGTACGAACCTTGTTGCGAGGATGCTTGGCATTAATCCATGCCGAAGGATCTTGTGTTGTTTTGAGAGCAGGGCTCAGTATGCCTCCCAACTCTTCTGTTACCTTAAAACCAATAGGTCTTTGATGGTTATGAGAAAATGTACCACCACCAATAGCCTTTTGTGTTTTGCTAAGACCTTCAACAACAGTAGAACCAAAAACACCAACAGGAGGCTCTGATACAGGATTACTGTTGAGCTGTGTGTTAGAAGAGCCGTTAGCCTTCATGCTGCCATGATTATTATTGGTAGATGTAGCGGTTGTGGGAGAACCGTTTACTTGTGCTGTTGCCATTGTATTATTCCTTGTTTTGTGTGGTTTGGGTCTAAAAAAAAGATACACCGCATCAAGAGTTTTTACTAAGAAAATTGATGTATTTCTTTAAGCATTCGGTGTTAAAGGCCCTAAAACCGAAAACGCCCGACTTGTTCAGTATAGAAAAATGATGTTCCGTCCAAGCATTCCCAGTGGCTATAACGTTTATTTCTTTAGAGTTTTCATGCAGAAAAGAGGAGGCGATCAGGTTATCTGCTAAATTATCAATAAAAAACCCAGTAGAAGGAGTAGCGAAAGGAATTAGGTTATCATCAAAAATTTCACAAATTTTCTTTAGGCATCTGTGATCAAAGGTTCTATATTCTAAAACATATTTTATTGATATATCTTTTCCTGCTGCATTTTTTATGGCCTGTATATCGTCTCTAATTTTATCATATTTTCTATTTGCTGCTAGATTTTGGGGCATAGCGATGTCAATGGAGTTTGCTCCAGCCGCTACGGCTTGCTCAACAGCAAATGTCCTGGTTTGTAGATCAGAGATACCCATAGGAAAATCAATCAAACAACTCTTATGTATGTTTTTCTTTATGGGTTTTAGGTATTTGAGAAGATGGAAAGGCACTGTTATACCATCAACCTTATAGTTCATGGCTTCTGCGATCTTTTGTTTAGCTTCTTTGTCAGTGATGTCAGTGTCAATGATGGCAAAATCAACATACATATGGTACTCTTATTAATTTACTAAGGTGTCTAAATCAGGATACTTTCTACTTCCTAATACACCGTCAGCAAACCCATAAGCCACTGTTTCATCGGGAGTTAGATACCAATCTCCTTCTCTAAGCTTTTTTTGTAAGAACTTTTTCGTTTGATCTAGAGTATAATCTTTTTCTTTGAAATAAGATCCCTTGACACACCTCTGAGCATAAATATCTATCATAATAGGTGTAATATGTTTCTTCTCAAACTCTTTCCAGTTATTGACATTCTGATATTCTCCACCATAATAACCACTACCATAATGAACCATAAAATAAGAACGAGGCATCATTAGCCTTGTTTCAGCGGCCTGAAGGATAATACTACTACAACTTTCAGCCTGAGCATAAGCAACCATTATCACTTTGGACTTACACGTTTTGACTGCATCAAACATTGCCATACAGTCATTCCATTCTCCACCAATACTATAAAGGTGAACAAGAATATCTTTATTAGAGGATAGTTCAAAAGCACGAAGATTTTTTATGAAGTTGTTTGCTGTTTTATATTCTATCCCAGGATTTTCACCATTATCCGGGTAGTTTTGGAGAAACAACTCGCGTGTTTTTAGGTTCGCTCCATACTCATGAAAATCATATAGTGGGTCGTTTGATCTTGCATTCATCAGATATCTCTGTAGAGTTTATCATTGATTAATTTCATGGTGTCTCTATCCGAAAAACATTTTCCAACTCCTATTCTGAATCTGTATCGGGTAAAGATGTCAAGTATTTCTACACCAGGAGTCTTTTCAATAAGATTGACCACTTTTTGAGTAATGTCAAAGTTTGTATGACCAACCCAAAAGTTGAAAAGGTTGGCTGGTGCTGTCAATTCATTGTATGGAACAATACCCATAGGCGTAGCGATTGCTTTTATGGGTCTTGTTTGAACCTCCTCTTCTTCATCCACAAACTCTATATCTTGGAGATCTTCTAACTGGCTCTCATAGTCTGTCCATTTTGCCTCCTCCAGAGCTTGACCAAAAGGATCAATCCATTTCTCCCACACTACTAGAGGAATTTCTTTTGTCATTTGTCACCATTTACTAGGGATGAAAATTTTAGTGGAGATACAACTGGTTTGCTATCTTTATTGTAGTTGAAATTCTTTAGCATGTCAAAGTATATAGTGTAATACCCCAACAGTTCTTTTACAAATTCTAATCTAAAACCTTCGTTTTCTGAATGTCCTATTTCCGTAATAAGTTCAGAAATTTGGTCTATGTATGAGCCAGATTGTACAGCAAACAAGGCTTTTGCAAAAGATTCAGCGTCTCCGTTCTCTAAATTCTGAAGACTTATCCTTAAGATAGCTTTGCCGTCTTTGTCCACAGAAACAATCAAAGCGTTTTCGTTTTCGTTGACCGAAATAGGAGAATTTTCTATTTCAGCTTCTCTTTTCCTCAGAAAACCAAAAATATTAGCGAACGTTTTCATTGATATTCTCCTGAATGGTAGCAATAGCTTTTTTAATAGATTGTCTAACTGCTTCTCTGGTTAGAGAGTAAGCATTTCCAATCTGCTCAAAAGTCATACCCTCGTAATAATACATTTTGAGATATTTTTTTTGCTTTTCAGAGATTCCGGCAGTTGAGATAATTTGTTCAATATATTTCTTGTTATTTGTAGTCTCTTCCTGTTGAATAGCACAGAATGCAGGTTCATCGCAACTAGCGTCTATATAAGCATAATAATTCGTTCCTGACTCTTCGTCAATGCAGAAATCCAAAGAGAGAACCTTTTTCTTGCTCTTCTTTTTGTAGTTTTTGGTTACATAAGTTTGGATGGCCCACAGAGCACACTGGTTTCTGTAAGAGTATCTGGTTTTTTTAGTAGAATTTTTGCTTTCTCTGTTCTCGTCATAACGCCAATCTGCCATCATAATAGAATAGGCTATATTGCTAATAGCGTCTTCATCCAAAAGCATCTTCTTTGATAATCCGCTGTAAAAGTTATTAGCAAACTTAGAAATAGACTTCTTTGCCAACAGAAGATAATCGTCCAAAGAACTAAAATTTACTTCACTGTGATCCCTATACTTAATTTTCTGCGAACCGATATTCTCAATATAAACACTCATAGTGTCTCCTTTGTCCTAAAATAAAGTCCTAAATCCTACGCAAATTTATCTGTTTGACTTGCGGGCTTCCACAAAGTCATAAATGTTCTGGACATAAATTTCTGCCTTAGAAATCATGTCATTTGTCCAGTCTTCAAACACAACACCGTCAAGATATTCTGAAATCTCCATCAGTTGATGGTGCATCTTCATAAGTTGCTCGCGTTGCATCTGACCTTTTTCATACTCTGACTGAGCCTTTTTCCAAGCCTCTGGATCTGGTCTGTCCTTGTCGCCTTTTTTGGCAGGGCGATACTTCTTTCCTTCTCGCTCTTTCTTTTTTCGGATGTTGTCCCAGAGTCCTGGTTTTGAGCCCGCTTCTATGTTATCGGCAGTCTCATCGCCATCCATTAGGATTTTACCATCCTCGCCCTGGTTTGTCAAGAGGGCTTTCTGGATTTCCCTCAAAATTTCTTCTTTTCTCATTAAGGGGTAACCTCTATTAATTTAGGTCCTGAAATATTCAATGAACTTGTTGAAACATAGAAATTGTATGATTTACTAGACCAGAGACCATCTGGACTATTTATAGTTTGAGTGCCAGCAAACACCACATTATTTCCTATGTCTCCACCAGTTAGATCGGGAATTCTCCAGGTATAGATATCATGTTCGCTCGGGATAGCAACAAAGAAATAATCTGCTGTTGTGTATGTTAGAGATGAAACATCAATTGATTGTCCTTGCAGGTCTAGATAAGGTCTAACGTAGCGCCAATTAGCTGCGACTGTCGGCAATTGTTTTACCACGTTCGTACCATTAGTGATCGCTGATACAGCACCAGCAAGGTTGTAGGAGCTTGTGCTCAAGCCAACAAACATAGGATACTCAACAAAAACAGGTAGGCCAGGGTTTTGAGTCTTGCAATTTCCACGGTATGAATCTAGGTTGGTTGCTTGTGTAAGATCTTGGTTATAGTATGGGTCGGTTCCGCTACCGTAGTGCATAACAAAGTTTATTCTGTCCGTATAAAGTCCAGCTACTCCACTAGGAGCGCCGGTAGAATCATAATAGTCATAGTTGGCAACGAATTGATATTTGCTTGCCAATACACTATTACTTCCGGTTGGTGTCCCTTCAAGAACATTGTACCATTTTAGACCACCAGAAGAGTTCTCTGATTTTGGAATAGGATAAAGAATCCATGCGTCTTGAGGTGTAGTGGTTACGATAGGAACATTATCTCTCGTGGCTACGGGGTTAGATGGGTTCCAGTCTTGGAAAGAACCTCTGCTATTAACACTATGTCCATAATATACATGTTCAAGATAATATGTTTCGCCTTTTTCTAATACTAAAGGATTGTAGACACTCTGATTCACAAATACATTACCCATACTATAAGAAGTCTCATAGTTAGAGTCGTTTTTATCGCCAATGTATGTTTCTGCATAGGTATTTGGCCTTCTGTGAATAGCTGGTTCTCCAGCATTACCATATGGCGTTGAACGAAGGCGGATGGTTTGCTGATCATTATCAGCTCCGTCGTGAATGTATATTGTTTCTACGAAATCATTTTCTCTCATCGTAGGGAATGGGTTGCCTGCAAGCTTAAATCTTCCCGAAAATGGTGTGCCTAAAACATAATTGTTTTCTAGAGCAAATTCAAACTCAGTCATTATGATATGAGGACCAGTTTTATATATCTCCCTCTCTATTCCCATTTGTGTTCCGAGTGTTGGATCAAGACTAAAAAATCTTTTGCTAATGTGGTAGTAGTCAAAAGTAAAAGCGTTTTCATCAGTAGCGTAAATAGTGGTACCTCCAGTGCCTACGAATGCCTCAACTATTCTTCTTTCTACAGTTCTTTGTCCATAGGTGCCCTTCGCCGTTGGAAGAGCATCAAACTGACCTTCGTAATCTAAATACCAGTCTTCTCCACTAGGATATACATGGAAGCTAAGAGCGGCAGGACCCATTGCGGATGGACTAGGAGTTGGCGTTACCGTAGCAGTAGGTGTTACCGATGCTGTTGGCGTTACAGTAGCAGTAGGTGTCACAGTTGGCGTTACCGTAGCAGTAGGTGTTACCGATGCTGTTGGCGTTACCGTAGCAGTAGGTGTCACAGTTGGCGTTACCGTAACAGTAGGTGTTACCGATGCTGTTGGCGTTACCGTAGCAGTAGGTGTTACTGTCGCTGTTGGCGTTGCTGTTGCTGTTGGAGTAACGGTTGCTGTTGGCGTAACCGTGGCCGTTGGCGTTACGGTATAGGTTGGCGTTATCGTGGCGGTTGGAGTTACTGTTGCCGTTGGAGTTATCGTGGCGGTTGGAGTTACTGTCGCTGTTGGGGTTACTGTCGCTGTTGG